GGCCTCCATTCTTTCAATGTTCTTGTCATACGCCGCGCCAAGTTCCTCAGTCGATTGAACTGTCTTTGTAGGCAGTGCAGCAAACTTCGCTGCCATCGCTGTCTGAGCACCCTGAACCTGAGCCTGCATGTTGTGAACAAGTTGGATCCACTCGACTGCTTCCTTCGCGCTGTCAATGTTGAACTGTAGCATTACCTCCTTGGGAATCAGGTTCATTCCGTTAACAATTCCCAGTACGGCCTCATCGACGTTCTTCGCACCCGTAACAACGCCCTTTAGTGGATCCGGTACGCCAGCGGCCATCTCATTCTTGAATGATTCAAAGTTTCCGATGCCCTTCTCTTCCATTTGAATAAAGTAGCGCATAGAGTCAGAAGCGCCTACAAAGGCGTCCTCTGTGCTACCCTCAACAGAGTTCATGGCAGTCGCCCACATCTTACCAGCGTCCATGCTCATCTGATTGATTTCTTCTCGGGTCTTTGTGATATCGGTAGTATAGGCATCTGGATTGGTCAAGCGGCCCATACCGCTTGGATCAGAATACCCACTAACAACGGATTCGGCAGCCCTCTTATACCAAGGCTTATTCTTCTCTTCCTCTTCCACCCTAAACTTCTTGCCTGCTAGCGCAGCAATCTTCTCTTCGGCAGTTTCCTTGTTAGCCTTACCCCACTCAGCGGCGATACCCTTCTGAGCAGCGATCATCTCGAACTCCTTGTCCTGAGTTAAGATGCGATCCTTTTGATCCTTGCCCGAATACTTAGCCTTGATAGAATTAGTGTTAGCCTCATACTTTCTCTCCATCCAAGCGATCTTTTCTGCTGCCCCATCCTGCTTGTCGATGTCGGCACTAATCTGCTTGTAACCCTCATCCTCGTTGAACTTCTTGTCAAAGGCCGCGTACTCACTGGACTTAGCCTTTCCGCCAGCAGCGGGGAGGGTGTGCCTGTTTGGATCCAGCATGGCAATGCCGGTCATAGATGAGGAGGCATCGCCACCGCGCTCGTCAGCCTCGCGCTTGTCCTTTGCATCCTTCCAGAACTTATAAGCAATGGCTGCCGCTGCGCCAAGACCGACGATTGCTAGGGTCGCTGGATTAATCTTTGTGACAAGTCCAGCAAGCAAGCCGCCCATCTTTCCAAACTTTCCAGAGATGCCGCCAGTAGCCCTGAATGCATCCATAGCCTTCCTAGCAAAGCCCTTTATTGAGTTGCTGGCGTTCCTCAGTGGGCCTCTCATGGAGTCAAGACCCTGCGCCGCCATACCTGCGGCCATTGTCATTTCGCCAAACTTGCTGACATCTTCATTTCCAGTTAGTTGAGCCACGCCGAATGCGCCCATGCCGATACCCATCGAAGCGCCACCAGTCGATCCGAGGAACCTACCCATTCTTTGGCCCTTAGGTGTTGGCTCACCTCGGCGCAGGCGATCCTCCTCAATTGCCATTCTCTGTGCCGCGTCCCTGTCTGTAACAAAGCCACCCTCACCTCTGCGCGCGTTTCGTGCATTTGTCCTTGCAACATCCTCTTCAATGGCGGCAGAGTGTGCTTCGCTAATGGCGCTTGCGCGGTTTTCCGCAGCGGTAACTGTCTCCTGTGCCGCAGTTTTCATGCCAGTCTCGGCAGCGAGAAGATTCGTCTTAGCGGTAGCGAGTTCTCTGTCTGCTGCGGTGAGATTGTTTCTTGCAGCGGCTTGCTGGTCAAGCGCAGCCTTAGCCTGACCCGAAGCCTTATCCGACAAACCAAGGGCCTTGGCTGCAATCTTCAATTCTGCGGCAGCAGCCTTTAGGGCAGCGCCTTCCGCAGATTTCGGATCAACGTTCCCCTGTCTGGTCTTGATCTTATCAAGAGCAGTTTGAACACCAGTCGCTGTAAATGGACCCTTTAGAGCGTCATTAATGGCCTTCTTCGCTGGCGAGTTCGATGAGATCGCACTGGTATTAACATAAGAAAGCCTAGCCATTGCTTGCTTTGCAACGGCCTGCTGCTGTGTGATCGTTGCCTTGGAGGTCGCAAGAGTTTCCTTTGCGGCGGCTGCTGTATCTTTCGCTGCAACCCTTGCAATATCCCTCTTAGCCTGCGCTGCCTTAACCTCTTCTGCGACGCCTTCCCTAAGGTGTTGCGCTCGTGCCTCAGAAAGTCCAGTATCAGCCGTGCCCGCATTAGCGGCTGCCACCGACTGCTCGTGGTAAACCTCTTCCCAGTGAACACCGCGCCTGTCTGCTTCATCAAAGATAGCCCTTAGTCGCTGCTGAGAAGTCTGGTGAGCGGCCTCGACCATCGCCTTTCCCTCGGCGGTGGCAACCTTGCGCGATTCCCTCAACTGCCCGAGTTCAGCAAGTTCCGCCTCGGACATCTTTTGCCTAGTGTCCCTAGCCTTCTTAGCAAGTTCATCCTCGCGCGCGCTTGGCGCGGCGTCCCTAAGTGGCTTTCCATCTGGACCCTTTACGGTCTTACCTACAGTTGCGGCGACGCGCGGTGCGCGTGCTGCCGATGCCGCGTCCTTCTGTGCCTCTGGATTATCAAGCAATTCGGCATCTGTTAGCGCCTGGAAAACAGAGAAGCCTGGGTTGGCTGCGCCAAGTTGCATTGCACGAGCATCCGACATTGCCTCTGTGCCTCGGCCCCTGTTTGGTGCGCCCGCCTCCGGTAGCGTCGCTGGGTTTGGGTCCTCGTTACCGTCCTCCATTACAGAATTCTTGTGACTGCCCTCTAGCCCGCCTGACGCCTCAACGCTTCCACCGCCAGCCACATAAGATGCAACAGCAAGGGTTGGCAGCCCAGTAACCCTCTTTCTCTTTCCGGTTTTCTTGTCAGTGTAGGAAAGGCGCTCGCCCATTTCACTGACCCTGGCCTGCTCTTCGGGAGTCATTGGCAGGCCACGGCGAGACTTCTCCATTGTCCTGACGCGCTCGGCCTGTTCCTCTGATCCGCCGTGTGCAGTAACCCTCTCCGCTAGCCAGTCTGGAACGTCCTGATTCTTCAATCCACCAGCGATGGCCTGCTGGAACTCTGGCTCAATTAGGCGGGCAAGTTCGCCCTGCTTTGTAAACAAGGTAAGGGTTCTACCAACGGCGTTGTTACCCTTTGTCGCTTCGGTAACATACTTTGAAGCCAACTCGGGGCTCGCTGCCAATGCTCGTCGCTCGCGCGTATCCTGAGCAATCCTTTCAACCTCTTCGTTATTCCTCGTCATTCTCTGAGGAACATAGCCACCGCCTGCGCCAGGAAGTGGTAGGCCAGTGTCCAACATTTCCGCCGGGTTCATTGGAGGCGTCATTCTTCCCGCTGCGTTGTTTGTTGCATCTGCCGCTGCCATGTGCCCTGCGGCCAGATCCCTTAGAAGCGCGATCTGCTTCTCCATAACGCTGTTGATCTCTAGCAGGGACTGCTTCTCGTTAAACTGGGCGTTAACCAACTCTCCTGTCGCAGCATTTGCAGCAACCATATCGGTAGTAAGCATGTTGAACACGCCGAACTTCTTGCCTCGCATAAATGCAAAGCCCTTCATTACCTGGCCGATAAAGTTACCAAAGATACCAGCGATCATTAGCAGTGGCCCGACAAGCGCAGTCAGGCCGACCAGCGATCCAACAATGTTCTTAATGGGGTCTGGAAGGTCATTGAACACCGACATAACCTTGGTAACAGCATTCAAAACAGAGGTGAAAACCTTCGTGATAACCTCACCGGCGGGGACGATCTGCGCCTTGAATCCCTCGACGGCGCGCTTCCACCTTCCGCTTGTGGAGTTTGTTAGGCGCTCCAACTCCTTGTCGGCAATGGCTGCGAGGCTCTGTGCCGACTCCCCATTCAGTTGCATGGCCTTAATGCTCTGCGACCCTTCACGATTTAGGTTCTCGAACAGAGCAGAGATGCGAGCAAACTGGTACTTACCAAAGATTGTCTCAATTAACTTGGCGCGCTTAAACGAGTCAAGACCCTTTAGGGCCTTCTGGAACTCTAGCATGGTAGGCATAAGTTCGCCCTGGTTCTTGTCTACGATACCCTGTAGGTCAATTCCGTAACCAACTGCCGCTGCCTGCGCTGCCTTCGTTGGGTTAATCATGCTGGCAAGGCCGGACTTAATCGCGTTAGCGCCTTCGGCTGCTGCGATTCCACCTTCCTTCATGGAAACGAGCATTGTTGCTAGGTCGCCAACGTCTCCACCAAGGGCCTGAACAACCGGACCAGCCTTTGGAATAGCGACTGAAAGATCTTCTAGGGTGGTGGAGGTCTGGTTTTCAACAGCGTTGAGGAGGTTAACTGATTCAACCAGTTCCTCATTACTCAACTTGAATGCAGACTGTAGTGACAGAGTGGCCTTTAGAGCCTCCTGGCGGTCTACCTCACCAAGCACAGAAAGCCTCATGGCCTCACGGGTGGAAATTAGAAGATCTTCGCCCTCCTTACCCGTAGCAGCAACGTCAGCGGCGAGGCCGATAGTGTCCTTCATCGAAACACCCCAGTCAGTTGCTAGTGATGTTCCTAGCCCCTTTACCTGCTCCTTGATGTTATTGACGACACTATCAGAGACGACGCCCACAGTGCCACCATAGACCTTACCCATTCGGGTTAGTTCCGCGTCAACATCCATAAAGACATTCTTGGCTGCTGCGCCCATCATAAGGAGAGGCACGGTCATACCGACCATGATCTGACGACCAGCCCACTGAGTGTTCTTACCCCAGTTAACTGTCGCCTCTGCGTTCTGTGCTAGAACACGGTTGTAAATCTGCATTTCCTGGCGAGCCACGGCGACCTGAGTTGCCTGTGACTTGAAGTTAATGCCCTGAGGAGTAGAAACCTGCGCTCTACGAGCGCCATTGGCATCATCGTAAAAGTTAACCTGGGAGCGGGACATACGGACCTGCTCCTTAGCAAGTTCTGAAATTGCTCCGCGAGCACCGACCGCGCCCTGACGATACTCCTTTAGAAGATCCTTCTGGCGAGCCATCGTAAGATGGTTGCGCTCGATACTCTTACCTAGTCGGACAGCGGCGCTGTCCATGGCAATAGACTGGGTAGACCAGTGCTTCATGCCTTGCAGATTAGCATTGAAGTCGCGGGTTACACCCTGCATTGTCTCGGATGAGATAGCGCGGGACTTGATGATCGAAGTGTTTAGAGCCTCGATCTCTGTACGCAACTTGCGCGCTGCTGAGGCATACGGCTGGATCGTGGCCGCATACTCAACTATGACCTTATGCTTATCCATTGGCGGTTACGACTTCATGCCCAATTCCTCGAAATGCCAGCCTTTCAGGTTCTGCCATATTCGTTGTTGGATCCGTCTCCCTCTCAAAAATGTCTTCGAAGGTTGGAGTATCGGCAGGGGCACTATCCCCATACTCGACACCTTGGATCGCGGCGTGGAATTTAAACTGTCGATCCTCCTTCTTCCTGATGGCGTCTAGAGTGGCAACGAGTTCCTCTAGCGATAAAGCATCTTCTAACTCTTCGTAATTCTTCCAGTGACCTAGAAGAAAGACTTCTGACTCGACCTCTACGAGGTCAACGTCTCCCCATTTTGTACCTGAGCCGCCGCTGCCGCTATCATTAAATTTTGGTCATCAAAGTCGATTCCCGTACCAACAAAGATGATGCGCTTTGCTGTAACCGCGTCAAGTGCATCCTCTAGGTTGTAATCCTCTGGAACCTGACCTCTTACACAAATGCCGGTCAACTTCACTAGAAAGTCAAGACCGTCAGTGTCTGTTTCGCCATCCTCATCGGGAGCGTCTACATAGGCCATAGCCTCTTTTAGTCTACTAATAACTAGGGGTCTTAGGATGATCTTCTGACCGTCCTGTAGGACAACCTCTTCTGGTGTAAATACTGTCTTAGCCAATGTATTTCCTCTCTGTGGGCATGATCCCATTATATCATTAAACAGGGGCAAAAGGAAGGGCGGGAGAGTCTAAACTCTCCCGCCCAGCCAATGTCTTAATCAGGCTCCGTAAATTCGGTCAACAATCTTCATGTAACGTCCGTTAGTACCCGGTAGGCACCTGAACGAAACAGGGAAAGATGTTACCTCGTTGCGCTTTACTGCAACGCCAACCGACTCAACAGAAATGGCCCTGTAAGCCTCGAAGATGCGCTCAACCGTCTTGGTTCCCGCAGTACGAGGACCGTTAGCAACGGCGATAAGCGACTTCTCCTGAGGGAAAGACCCCAGAGATCCACCTGTGATACCAAGAGTCTTGGCGTCACCTGGCTCGTCCCATGTTGCAGCGACTGTACCGCTCATCACGACACCGTCTGTTGCTGCTACACCCTCAGAATCCTTCTGACCAATTGCGCGAGCAAGGTTAACGAGAGTTGCCTCTGTTAGAGAGGTCTTTGCGCTCACCTTCTGCTTGGTCTTGAAAAGAATAGCAGAGTCAAGCAACTGGTCAACCTCTACGTCATTGAACTCAGGCTCAAACGAAAGGTCGAAACCCTCCGATGTGAAACCAACTTCCTTGAACGTGTTGGTCGCTGCTGGGTAAGCATAAAGACCCTTTAGAAGAGTTCCACCGGTCGCACCGGACTTGAAGCCCTCAATGGTCGAAACTAGGGCGTCTGCGTTGGTTCCCCTAAAGTAACCAGCCGCAACGTCGTCATCTAGGAACCCTGCACCGTCAGCATCTGCTGGACCAACAAAGACCCTAGCACCACCAACGATAATGTTGTTTGCTGTAGGCATATCTTAATTCACCTCCTTCAAAGTGTATTGTTATTCGGAATCAGGTTCCGTAAATCCTATCTACTACCTTGCCATACTCTGAACCAGTAGAGGCCGAGTCTGGAAGGCATCGGAATGTCACTGGGAACATGGTTGCCTCGTTGCGCTTTACAGCAACAGCAACCGACTCCACAGAGATAACCCTAGGTGCGTAGTAAATACGCTCCGCAAGGTTGCTTGCAACAGTCGCTCCCACATCGCGTGGTGCTGGTCCAACGGCTAGGAGGGACCTCTCTTCGGGAGCAGATCCAAGCGCACCGCCGTCAATGACGATCTGCGTGTAATCTCCTGCCGCCGCTGCGCCGACCGCTGTGACGGTGCTAGCCTTCTGACCAAGTACGAATGCTAGGTTAGCAAGCGTCGCCTCGGTAAACGAAGTTGCGATTGTAACCTTCTGCTTTGTCTTGAACAGAGCCGCAGAGTCAAGTAGTGTATCGACCTCTACATCCAGGTAGTCAGGCTCGAATGTAATATCCAAGCCCTCACTGGTGTATCCGACAGAACTGAACCCAGCAACCGAAGTCTTCTGAGAAACGCCAGTACCAACTGCTGGTACAGCCAACTTAGCCGCTCCCAAGTAAATCTCGGCAGCGCCCTGAATAATGTTGTCTACATTTTGTGCCATTTGTTTTTTCACCTACCTTTCAAATTGTGAATTTGGTGGATCGCTTCTTGCTAATCATAGCATGAAGTTTATCAGGAGAATCTTCCTGAACTGTTTAAGTGTCTAACGTATCTGACACCAATAATCATATCGAATGAGAGCCTGCCGGTTGTTGACCTTTCAGGCTTGGAATTCCTATTCTCCAATACCGTCAGGTTCAGATACCCAAATGCAGGAGAATTAGCGAATTTGTTAAGATCGTTGGCTGACTGATCCTGCCTTCTGAATAGATCGACCATCAGAGATCGAATCTGGCTAGCCTTGGCAAAGTCTTCACAGTATACAGTGAATAGAACCTGCTCGTTGTGGACGTACCATAGCCCTGAATCCACCGCCGACTCTACCTGATCGTACACGATAAAGGGCTTGCCGCCAACCTTATCCACAAGTTCCGGCTGCTGCTGAACTGGCACAATAGGTACCAGCGCCAGCGCGCCTACCTGATAATCCGAGGCTGTTAGAATTCCTGTGGATTGCAGTTGCGACCAAAGCCACTTCCTTAGGTCAGATGTAATAGAAAGAGTGTAGTCTGTCATTTCACCCTCCTCAGATCCATAAGCACCTTGTCTTTTTCAGCCTGGACCGCAGCCTGATATGCAGGATTCTTGATTAGCACGGACGGCCTAAAGTACATCATAAACTCTTCTCGTAATGCATTCTTTACCAAGTCTCCACCTGGATTAGGGATTACTACGGGATTCGCTGTCACGACCTGCTCTCCATCAATCTCGAACATCAAGACGGATGCATTCTTCGGAGCCACGGTAACCTCAATTCCCTCTTCCATAATCCTAGCCTTGTCTCTAAAGATGTGACCGCTGTTGGGAACGGGCAGGTTAGACTCTAGGTACTCGTATGAAATCTCAAAAGCATCTGTTCCAAGGTGACGAGAGATCAGCCTAAATAGACGATCACCGCCCGAACCCGTTTTGTCCCACTCATAGAGGTGATGGAACCTGTCCTTGTTCGCCCTCGCGCGTGCGTCTGTGCGTCCGTAGAAGCCGGTTCTGAGCCCTACAAAAACGTTTCTGCTAAATCTCTCCGCTGATTGCTTAGAAGCCGCCTTAGAGATTACCTTGTTATGAGCATCCAGAATTCTCAAAGGGAGTTTTGGGTCAGAAAATCGAGCCATCCTGCACCTCCGAGCGGGTCAACATTGTGACGTATTCGATGATCTTGCCGTCTGCTCCAACAACAGGAACAGAGCCGTTGCTGTCGAAGATGGTCGGCTCGCCATCATCTTCCCTCCACATTACGCCATTTGCGTCCTTTAGCAGGGACAACTTGTATTCCTTGGACACAGTGTTTCTTGTGTACATTCGGATAAAGTCCGTAGCAGAGTAAACGCCGCCGCCGGAATAGTTCTCGTACGTTCCAGGGGTGTCCTTACCAGATGCTGCAATACCTGCTGCATAACACTTTAGATTCTCTTCAAAGGAGTACCCTCTGACAAACTCTCCCGTATCTGGGTCCTGGGTCAGCACCTCTGAATACACGGCGACTGACATCGTGTAGCGTGATCCGGTCACGCAACCGAACAGGCTCATAGTACCCTAAAGTTACCGATGCGGTAAGGCTCTAGGATCCTGTCTACTGCCATAAGTCCAGTGCCAGCGAATGCAAGCCTGTTGGCCCTTAGACCAGACTCACCAAACTTAACCTGATCGATGTACTGATTCTGCTTCACAGAATCCTCGCAAAGGTAATGAATGGAGAGCATCTTGCAGGCGAGTTCAACATCGTAAGGAACCGAATTCTCTCCATAGATCCCAGTAACTCTGTACCTGTATCCCTCAGGGAAGCCTAGCGGGCTCTCTCCGTCCTTAACGTATAGTAGGTGGCCTGACGGGGAAATCTCTATCGAGTTGCCGTTCGTCTGCGTGTAGAGAATGTCTCCACCGCCGACCGAGACTGCGCCCACCCAGGAGAAATGCTCGTCGCTGTAAAGCCTGTCTCTATCCGTGCCATCAAACGTGCGGGCCTCGTAGAATCTACCGAACTGCCTGCCCGTGTACGCATTGATAACGTGGCGGGCAACCGATTCCATATCCCTAATCAGGCTTGGAGACTTGTAGTTCGCAGCGTTGATGTCTGTAATGCTGATCCCGCCAGACGCAACAATAGATGCCACTGAAACGTACGGCTGCACAACGGCATAGTAAGACTTAATCACGCGAGGCGTTACGCCATCAAGCATGTTAATTTCGACTCTGAACGGAGCAGGCCACGAAGAAAGGCCAGATACATCGACGGTCAGAGTCTTGTCTGTTCCAGAAGTAACAGATGTGTAAAGAAGGGGCGTCATAACCTCTTCCGGCATCGAGCGGTCATCGTACAGGGTTTGATACCCTCTGACGTTTTGGATGGTGTATGAGTCTTTTACGATGAAAGAAACATTGATCTCACCCTCGTAAATCTCAATCATTCAGCCCACCCCTTAAAGTATTCATAGGTTGATTATAGCATGTTTGGGCACATGAGAAAGCCCCGCCGAAGCGGGGCCGTCTCTAGGTCTTTCAGTTGTAGAAAGCCTCAACCTCTGTGTCGCTAGCGACCTCAAACAAACCGGGCATTTCATCGATCATACCATCAGCAACGGACTTCGCTACGATGAAGAACGGAGACTTAACGCTCCAGTTTCCGTAGACGTTTCCGTAACTACCCTGGTTAGACCTGTATGCAAGGACAGTATCCTCTCCCTCTACAAGGCCGTACACGCCGTACTCTCCGACGACCTCCGTGGGCTCGGGTGCAGTTTCGGCTCCCTCATCGTCACCACCGGCCTTTTCTAGGCTCTGATAAAGTTCAAATGTGACGCCATCTGCTTCTAGTTCTGCAAGGATGGTTTCCTTGGTCCCGGCGCTTGAAACACCAAACTCTTCCGCCACGGCGACCAAGTCCTTCTTGCTCATTTTCTCAAAAGACATTTTAACCTCCTCTCGCTGTCTAGATCAATTCTACCATATAACAGAGAAGGAGGGCCGTTTCCGGCCCTCCCGCTCCTATTAAGTTATACCGCCTAATCAGGCAGCCTTGACGCGCACGTTCTTGATAGAGACGTATGCTTCCCAGTTCTCAACCTGGACACCAAAGCGCATGTACATGGTGTACTCGGTCGAGTCCTTACGAGGCTTAAACTCGTCATAGAACTCGATGTCACGCTTGATACCCCAGATACGGTTACCTGGAACGGTCAACTCCACACGACCACGGTAGTCAGTGGTAGGTGCCACGACGGTCGGCTTCTCCTCATCGAAGAGGGGAACCTCAACGATTGGAACACCGAACGCTAGTGGGTACCTGCCGCCACCTGATCCCTGAGGACCACCGATTGCGCCGCGAAGCACATCAGCGGAGATCTGCTCATTGGTTACACCCTGACCACTCTCAACGAGAGTCATCGAAGATAGGTAATCCTGAACAATACCGGAACCAGCATAGAAACGAAGCGCAGAGCGGTTAGCCTTGTACTTACGAGGCAACTGCTTTAGAGCCCTGTCGAAGGTTGCACGAGTAACGGCAAGATCTCCACCGTCTAGCGTGTTAGCCTTACCAACCGACCTCTTTACGAAGCCGTCGAGGATGTCAAGTCCATCGATAGCCACAGCAGTGTCACCGTTGATCGCTAGATCCTCGATGTCATTACCTGCCTGTGCAGCGAACAACTGAGCGATGTGCGTGGCAGTGCCTGCACCCTCAATGCTGTCCTCCTTGGCTTCCGTTGAAACTTCCCAGTCCAAACGAATCTTCTCTGTTACAAGAGAAATCTTCGAGAACACAACTGGGCTTGCAGCACTTGTGTCAGTTGCCTCAGTTGCCCTGCGGATGATACGCTCACCCACGGCAATCTTGTCAAGGTCCACAGTGTTCGACCTCATGGTGACCTTACGCCCCTCCTTTGCAAGAGTGGTAGCGTCCCACATGTAATCGATGAATGCTGCTGCCTGCTCTGCGTTAAGTAGACCAGACGACTCAGCCATTGTAGTAATGCCAGCGTTGCCTGTGCCAAGTCCGTTGAAGCCACCGGCTACAACATTGTCAACAGCCTTTTCTAGAATTTCATCAGCCATTTTGTTTTTTCAACTCCTTTCGTTTTGGTTTTTTATAGTGATCGAACGGTGAAGCGATCCGCCCAAATATCGGACTGCGACTTCTCAATGACAGGGGCTACCTCGTCACGATCCGCAGACTTGCGACCAACGATGGACTTTTCCACACTGCCCAAACGCTCGGTGACGGCAGCGAGTGCCTCAACCGATGCTCCCTGTGACTTGGTCACAGTCTCGTTGATTGTTGAACCAAGGGCTTCAACCTTGGCGTTTGTCTCTGTAGCGTTAAGGGCAAGACCCTCAACTGCCTTGGTGATACTCGAAAGAGTACCGGATAGCGAACCGACAGCCTCAGTGAGACTTGCTAGTTCGGCCTTCCAATCAATTTCCTCGACCGCAGCCTCGGGAGCGGTTGTCTCTGCGACAACTGCTTCTGCGCCAGCCTCAGCGGTGGCAACTACGGTGTCGGAAGTGTCGGACTTCTCTACAACGACCTCTTCGAGTACGGCTACCGTCTCGACGGCCTTTTCTACTGTTTCATCAGCCATAACTTGTTCAACACCTTCTTCCTTTTGTACCGCTGGCAATGCGGTCATGTTTTTTAGTAATCCGGCAATTGCTTGTGCCTTTTCTGTGGATGAGCCCTCGGATGCAATCCAACCGACCTTTTCCCCAGACGTTCCACAAACAGAACAGCCATCTGTCCCAATTGTAGCAAGTTTATCGTCAGAACACCAGAAAACATCCTGAGTTTCGACATCAACTGCAATACCGGAAATCTGTGTGTCACCATTGTCCATCTTTTGAACGGAGAATACGTTCGCAAGATGATTGGCTGGTGAGTCCACCAAACTTAATTCGTTAAGGATATACGCCTTGATAATGGTAATCCAGGTATTCAATTCCTCACTGAATACATCTTCCTTTTCAGTAACAAGGCCACCAATGGAGAAACCCGTGAGCGTCTTGTCTAGAACCTTTTCCCAGGTGGAAGCCGCGCCGCGAGAAACGTAAACATCAACATAGATGCCTTCGTACATCTTCTCTGTGGCTGGATCGTAGTACATCTTCTCTCTGATAGAAACAACTCGACCGGCTGCGATCTTGTCGTGCATTTCACGAACGTTACCGCCCCATGCTTCGAACGCGGCCTTAGATGCAGAGGAAAGGACAATGTCGCCTTGGCGATCCAAATTGTCCAGCGTGGCAAAACCAGAAACGATTCTTCGCTCCTGGTCAACCTTCATAATCGGGACGCTTAGATTAAGCGCGCCGTCATGGGATTCCCAGTGGCTCTTAGTAATTTCCATTTGATGTCAGTATAACACAATAAGTTTACGAGTTATTCGCAAATTAAGGTGTTGCTCTTCCCTCACCCTTTGGTTGTCTCGCCTCACCAGAACTATCTGGTGAATTAGCGGAGCGATTAGCAGCGCGTGCGCTACCAGCCGATGGGCCACCGCCTGCTGGGGCTGGCTTTAGATCAACGACAGAGTCGCCACCGTCAATTCCAGGCATCCCCTTTCTGGCCCTAACCTCATTAGGAACAATTACCTGCATTCTCAAATAACGCTCGTCAATCTTCGACTGAGTATCCTCGTCTGTTAGAGACAATTCATTCAGCGTGAAAACGAATACGTCACTCTTTTCCTTTACGATCATATTGATTCTCTTCTCAATAAGATCCTGCAACGGACGGGTTACCTGCTCCTTGAAAGTCTTGTCTGCATCGCGTGCAGCAGCAAGGGATACGCCGGGGAGCAGGGTGATCTTCGTGATCGGCGTGCGGTGTGCAGCCAAGATCTCGTCCCTGTTGTTGTCCTTATACTTGATGAAGGAAGCGTCTTGAATACCGGCCTCGATTGGCTTGATCTCAATTTCAACCTTGCGGTCTGGATCATCAGCAGGAAGCGGAACGTAAAGTGTCCTGTGGTGCTTGCCCTTCAACTTAACATCGAAGAACTCGTACATCGCCTGCTCGGCGGCTGTGGAAAGAGTTGCACCCTTTACCACGATCATGTGACGAGGGACCGCCTTGTTCTCAAAGTAGTCAAGGTTGAACAGGGTTGCGAAGCGCGAGCCCAGCACAGAGCCTACCGCTGGAATTATGTCGGGGACACCATAGAAGTCGTTGTTTGGAGCGTACTTCTTGAAGTGGATAACCTCGTTAGGCTCTGGGTCACCATTAATTGGGTCGGAGTAGTCAGTCTCTCCGAAGTTGCGGAAGAACACAGCCTTATTGCCCTGTGCAATCTGAACGTAGCCGTCGCGTAGGCGACGCACTCGCATTGTTGTGGCAGGGATGTGACCAAGGTAAGCAATTTCGCCTCGTGCTGTGCGACCGATTTCTAGATAGCCACTACCAAGCGCGTCGTAATCCTTGAAGAACTTAATCAGAATCTCAACGATTGTGTCCTCTTGATTAAGTGCATCGAGCCACTCAAAGTGCTCCTGCTTGATTCTCTCCAACTTCTTGCGGAACTTGTTTAGTTGATCCTTCTTGCCCTCTAGGTCATCCAACTTCTGAGTTGTGGCCGAGGTGGGTGCAAAGTCATAGCCAAGACCAACCGTGTTGTACGTCTTGGCGTTTACTGCTGCGTAGTGGTGGACGTTCTGCTCATAGAAGGATGCTAGCACGGCCATATTGAATGGCGGCTGCACTACATCAAAGAGCCCGTATGCTGTAAGACCGTTGTCGATCCTGGTAGAGGCAGCGCCTCCTGCACCGATATAACGCTTGTTGAGTGTCGCGGCCTTTCTCTTCATCTTTGGAGAGCCTGCGGCCTGCTTTAGTTCTTCGCCAGTCATCAAAAAGATGTCGCTTGCTCTTAACGCCGACTCCTTCAAGACTGGGGACTCAGCGGTGTTTACCCTAACATCTGCAATCTCGTATACGCCATCATCGGGGCGCTCGTCTGCCTTAATCACTTCTTCTTGTCCCTTCTGATGTCATCCTTTAGCGATCCGAGGTCCCAGTCTGGAACCTGTCCGTTGAGCATCTGCTCGATCTGCACATCATTTTCGGTCGAGGTCAACTGGGTTGCGCCGTCAAGAAAGTGTGGTGCGCCCTCAGTGATACCGAGTTCCTTGGTCACATACTCTCTGATGCGGGCCATATTACTAATGTCGCCTACGCGGGAGTTGACAGAAAGAACATTTCCGGCTGAGTCACCAATGATATTGCCATCTGGCATCTTCCAGGTGTATACACCAACGCCAATATTGTCGCTTACCTTACGCCTGCGGTGGTTTACACCGGGCATGTTGCTGTTAATGGTCATGCTATTAGTATAGCATATTGTTACGCCAATGTACTAAAGTTCGATCCAGTCGGCTGGAAGTGTCACTGCGTTGTCATTTGGGACCGAAGTAACGCCAGTATCTGTCAAAACAGTCTCAACTGAGGGCTTCCTGTAGAACAACCTTGCATGCGTGGCTGCATCTGTAGCATCCAAAAGTCTCTGAGTTGCCGAGAACTGGTGCAAATAGAACGATCCGGTGCCAGTAGACATTCCAACGGTTACTGGTGAGGCTGCCTTCGCCGTGTACGCAATAGTGACGAGGCGGGAGTATGGAAAGGCTCGTGAGGTTGCGGTTGCCCATACCGCGCCATTTGCGTAAACAGTGGCAGCGCCTGTAACAGTCAGGAGGCCAGCAGATGAGATATCTACGGTAATCGCTCCTCGTGCGATCCTGACCGTTCCAGAGACTGGCTTTACCATGAAAGAAACAGAACCAACATCTACCTGATCTTGCCCTGCGATTAGCGGCTTGCAGAATGCGATTCCAGTTGTGCTAGTTTCCACTAGCACGCCATGCTGGTGCATGAGTTGTGGGCGCTTCTTGGGAACAATGGTTATCGTTGACGTTCCAATGTCGTGAGCGCCGCCCGAGGATAGGATGTTGTTTGCCGTAGCACCACCCTGGGCGAAAGCCCTGAATTGTAGGCTCTTGATGTCGCAGGTGTCACCGGAGAATGTGGACTTCAACGGAATATTCAGGGAGACAACCTTTCCGTCAGCGGGAACCGTATAGTTGCCAGTAATGGTAGTTGACTTCCTAATCACTGTAGAACCTCCGTGATACCTGAGATTTCTGCATCGATGTAGAAGTAGGGCTGCCTAATGGTCAGTCCCTCACGAAGGGCGACATCAAAGTTGATCGCCTTTTCAGCACGCACCGGGCGAGACGCTGAGGCGTACTCGGAAGTGAAGAATGTGTGAGCGCCCCAAGACGTAGAGGATACGGTTGGTGCCGCGTCGTCGAAACTATCCCATAGCCTCAACTGCCAAGTCCAGTTTGCCTGACTCGTGTAGTACGGCTGGTCGAAGGCCCCGTTGGCAGTGGATCGAGTGTTGCCAAATGTAACCTCGTAGTCTCTAAAGTTAATCCCAGCAGTTCCAGCAACAAGCATCGCGGTGCTTCCATAAACAACGTATAGGCCGTTAGGGTTCCAGCCAAACCCAACATTTACTGCCGTCGCGTTACCAATCGCTGTAGCCGGTGTCGCTTGCTGAGTTACGGTCACAGAAGATGTGTCGATAAAGTTTGCATCTACAGAAAAGACAGTCCTGAGAAGATCCAGCCTATTGCCAGTGTTAAACCTGAGAGCGAACTGGTCAAGCCCTGGCCTTGCCGAGCGCAGATGAACAATGCCTCTGTTCGTTGCCGATGTGGTGTAGGACGGAATCTGAACGTTTGCGATTCCAGCGTTGGCTCCCCAAAAACCGGATGCACCGACAGTAAAGTAGGAGTTTGTTGCAGTATCATATTCCTCCACCACGCCAAGATCCAAACCAAGAGCGCCATTCTCAACTGCCAGCCCGCTCACTAGGAACTCTGACCATGGAAGAGCCTTTGGAATGTCGTACTTAACGGCGTAGTCCTGAGAGAAGTCTGAAATATCGTAATCGACAAAGTCGTATCTTGCGCTGGCGTCAGGCGTTCCAAAGACCGCCTCTACCTGCCTAGACTGTACGAGAGGATCTGTCTGGAAAGATCGGTACAGGCCAAACGCGCCGAACACAAGTGTGCCTGCGGCAGGAGAGGTCATGGAGACAGTTGTGTGCGGCTTGAAATCTAGGTTGGCTACATCCCCTGATGCAACCAAAACTGCATCTACCCAAATTGAGTAGTTAGATCGAGTCATGCTAATCGAAATCTGAGTCGTATCATCAGGCGTGAACTCTACTGGAACGACTTTCAGGGTAGTGTAAGGAAGTGTAATGTTGGCTAGGCCAGTAGACACGAATTCGATTAGGTTGTCTGCACCGGCCTTTGCTACCGTGAAGCCTGCCGACCCGGCCATGTACAGATAGAACTCTAGACACACAGAATCGTAAGTGTACAGGGACGGAATCGGAATGGACATTGACTTTGATGCCGCTGCGCCGTCAAACAGATATGCAAAATCAGACCCTGATACTATCGGGTCAACCTGCACTGGCGAGCCAGTCAAAGAAACAGCAGCACCAGATACCGCATCCACTAGAGACGCGTCGTGTAGAACCAGAACGTCGGCATCTACAATGGCTCTATCAAGTAGGGCCACTTAGTTCATGCCCCTAGAAGTTCCAGAGTCACTGGGGTTGGGATTCCTTCGTCCATACCTCGGATACCTGCGCTTAGTTGAAACTCAGTAAGTGCAGCCCTTACGTCTGGAAAACTAGAGTCTCCGTCAACATCATATCCAGCCTCAATAAGGCCTGCGAGTGCGGCCTGCCATTCTGGCAACGAGAGCGTGGTTACGCGCGTGGGAGCCTCCGGTGTCTCATCGACTACAACCTCTAGAACAGTCTCTACTGTCGTCTCGGCGTAATCCTCGAATACCTCATCAAAATTCTTGCTTGCCATGTTTCCTCCTAGTTAGTGTTATCGACCGATCAGGAAGTGAACCGTAAGCCATGAAAGAAACACAACTATACCCACTCGCCAGAAAATCGCCCAATACAGAGTCTTGGACCTCGTTCCAAGCCAGATCTGCTCAGATAGTGTATCAAGTTTGCCCGAACGCCTAAGACCGTACCACTCCATTGTACCAAAGATTAGACCCCAGCCTACCCAGGCAAGGAAGAAAGCGTCTAGGGCGAAGGCGGTGACGGTAAGCGTACACGCTGCTATTAGAATCAGAACTGAAACCTTCTTAAACACTAAACCTCCTCCTGTAAAACTCATGTGCTTCCATCATTCCCTCATCAGTATATAGCCTTGGGCGGCGGTGCTGATAATTCCAAGTAATAAAGAGTGTCCAGGTACCGGGCTTTAACTCGCTGATATAGTGTGCGTCAGTATTCTTCATTTTGTGGAATGAAAGTGCGCGGCGCTTGACAAACCTAGAATCGTCCAAGCCCTCTGCCGGATTCTTAAACAGCCTCTCTGTGTACCAGCCCCACAGACCAACGGATAGGAAATCGCTCGGATGATCGTGCGGGACCTCGATCATTTCCGAGGCTGGGTCGAGTCGGTGCAGAGAAAGCGTGAAAAAGCGATTCATCACAAAAAGATACTCTGTGATCTCGCCACGGATGCTCTTTTTCATAACTTCCAATCTCTAGACGGAGACGAATCTCTCGGGAATAGAATACGACGGCAGACCGTCATTTTCAAGGTACAGACGTAGGGCCTGCTCATCAATTGTACCACGATGGGCGCAGACCAGAGAGCCCTCCTCGACGTACACGGACTTGACGTTGTACCCGCGAGCGCGAAGCATATTGCAAATCTCTACAGGGAACACAGAAAAGCCACTCACCTTTGCCTTGCCTCTACCGATCAACTCGATCAAATCGCCATGAGCCTCTATAACGTCGCCGGTATCTACAAAGTCCTTCTTTTGATAACCGGAACCATCAATGGTCCCGACAGTCATCTCGCTAACAAGTCTGTCGCCAGAGCCCTCTACCATTGGTGCCATCCAAAAGAAAGGCTCGCTCGCCATGCGTGCGCCTAAGATTCCTGCCTCGGTACACGAGTAAACGTCTACGATCTCTGGGTTGCCGAATACAACCTTGGCTTGCTCAATCGAATCCTCACCTAGTGGGGCCGATGCGGATAGAAAGCAGCCAAACTTTCGCTGATATCCTGCTGACCACAACTTGCTGACAACCATGCCCTTCGTCATAATAGAAAGGTCATCTGCCTGGACAAATGCGCTCAGGCTGTCTGCCGTTGGTCTTTCTGTCATCATAGACAGGGGAACCTCTAGGGCAAGTGCGGCGAGATAAGAAAGAACCGTCGTTTGGAGTGGAGCCGTCATAAAGGCGCGACCGATGAGCAGGGCGGGCATTGTCTTTTCTCCCCAATCAATCATCTTCTCGATCATATCTGGCTGCATGAAATACGGCTCTACGATGTTGATCTTTGGCGTTCCAGATGTGCCAGACGACACGGACGCAAGAGAGCCGTCAGGAAACCCTGAGGCGTGTGCCAGAAACTGACCAGTGAGGCGATCCGCCACTTCTCCACGAAAGAAGTTGGGAAGGGCAAAGACCCTTGCGCCGCCTGCGAGAAGCCCTAAAACCTGGGGGATTTGAATAGGGTCGCCCGTAATGGAAAGAACAACAGCCTCTCCCTTTACACCTTCCGATGAGCGAAGGGCTGCCGCCTCGAACTCCCTGCCAGACATTGCTTCGCCGTCAAGCCTGATCGGCTCGGGCATCTGACTAATCTTGTCAATCAGATAAAGAGCATCAAGCGACGGTGGCACCATGACCGAGTCTCGTGTACATCTCGCCCATCGTTTCAACTTCGCCGTTTGGGCCGTATGCCAGAGGCGGCTTGTGTGCATAGTTAAACGTGATGAACAGAGTGTACGCTGGGGTGTCAGAAACCGATGCAATCTTGTGCAACTGAGTGTTGTTCATCCTATGGATGTTAAACCTGCGCCTCATGTGGTTTACAAAGCCATCTTCTACAGCGTCTGCCTTGAAAACATTCTCTGAGTACCAGCCCTTTAGACCGATGGAGACAAAGTCACATCCATGGTTGTGAGGAAATGCCTCCTCGTCATCAGGAACCGTGATCCTATTAAGCATCACACTAAAGAACCTGTTATGAATGTACTGCTTGCGAGACATACTTGATCCGCCTCGGTCGTCAAACTTCACTGTGTCACCTCCGTGTCAATTCCAACGAACGAATCCGCTGGTGCTTCTGCGGGTGGTGCGTCGAGTGCCACCACCCAAGTCTTTGTGCCCTCCATTACAGAATGCCCTCCAAGAAGATCGCGCGTTCGGCGTCCTTCCTCTGCTCCTGCATTGCGTTATCAACGGGAGGGAAGTCGTCAATGTTCTTTGGGATAGCGAACCCATACCTGTCAGCAACCAGCCTGCCAGCGGGTGAGGGATCGTGGATGTAGATCCTCTTAATTCCTGCGGCCTCTTTGGTGTAGTAGAACAACTTGGTAAAGATGCCCTGCTCCTGGTACATCGGAGATGTCCAAACAATCCCGCCAGTAACACACGAGCCAACACAATTATCGCACATGGTCCCTGCGCGCGCGGTCTTAAAGGTCACAATGGAGACGACTTCGCCTGATTCGTTCTGCGCTACGCCGACGACTGCGCCACCACCCCATAGGTGAATAGACTGCTGGACCTCGTCCTGCGTAAGTAACCTGTACTGAATTTCACTCATGGGTCAATTATACCATGGGACAAAGCAAACTGCTTACGGTTCTAGGGCTAGAATGCGCGCTTCAAGGGCATCCATGCGGTCATCTAGGCCCTGTGCTCTCACGTTTAGATTGAGCACGGCATTCGCCTGAATGCCAGTTGAGCGTGCGCCTGATGCAAGCAGCATACTGTACGCATAAGAAACCTGAGTTAGAACCAGGAAGGCAAGTTTGTCTACGGTGTCAGACCTATAGTTGAACGCGCTATAGTTTCTCAGAGCAACCTGGACGGGTGTGTTGGCTGTGGCGAACTCTGTCGGCGTCACAGAACCGTCCTCCGTTGCCACCCTAAGCGCCTCTAGTGCGGCCATAAGTTGTCCAGACATAACGCTAATCGCCGTGATCTCTTCTGCGGGGGCAGAAGGGAAGTTTGCTAGATACTCAGCAAGGTCATCCTGGTTTCGTGGTCGAACGGCTTCGACAATAAGCCTGCTTTGATCCACGACCTGAACCGTTTGTGTAACGGTGTCGTAAACCTTAATGTTGCCTGTTGGCAACAGCCACTCTCTAATCATTACACTCCCGTCCCCTTCTTGATATAAATGTTCGGTCCACCATTTGAAATGCCCGGTGTTCCAGAGTTTGTTCCCTGTGCTGTAGTCGTGGCAATCGCATTCACGCCAAGTGGAGAGAACCCAATCGTTCCAGATGCAGAAGGATAGTAACAAGGAAGGGTTCTGGCGTACCTTAGACCATTAACCACAAGTTCAGTCTTGTTTGCAAGTTGTCCTGACTGGTCACCCGAACCGGCGAGATAGTTGTCGCCTGCGAAGAAGCAGTTGTTCACTCTACCAATTAACCCACTCGTTCCACCAATTATAACATAGGGCCACAGGATGTCGCCACCAAGAAACTTCTTTGATGGTGCGAGATCTCCAACTGCTGGCTGATCTTGGATGGCTGGACGCATAGTAGCCAACTCAATTGTTTCCTGGGCGGCGTCCTGATTGATTGCCCTACCGGAAGATGAAAATGCCGCTGTGCCTGCGGAAGCAGAGGTCCAGGTTCCAGGGTCAGATGAGAATGACGCGAGCATAACCTTGTGGTTCGCGGCATTTGAGTTAGAAGCGGAATACGGAGTGTACTTGGTAAGCAGCACGAATGAGGACGGCGAGCCATATGTAACATCATTGGCTCCAGTCAATGCCTGTGACGGCCCCATAATCTTTAGGTAGAAGTGGTCCGGGGAAATAGACAATTCAACTTCCATGTACGAGCCAGAAAAAGTCGTGTTGCCTGAAATAAGATAGAACGAAGCGCCAGAGAAGTCGGGGCTTGTAAACAACATCTTTCCGTTGGTACCGAACGCTACCGGAGGAGTAATGCTCAGGGTCGTTCCACCAGATGTAGAAGAGTACGTTCCTGCCGCATTTGTCCAGCCAGATGCGGCCAGTTGTGTCGTGATGATGTTAAGCAGGGCAGAGCCGTCTGCTGTACCAGAATACGTGCTTGACTTTGTGTACGTCATGTTGTTTCACCCACCTCGTATATCTTATCAGTTCCTAGATATGGAACGCCGGTCGGGACAAAGTTAGTATTGACAGGGCTTTCGTTGACGCCCGTTTCGTGTTGAGTCGGTGCCCACTTAAACCCCGAGTCAGCAGAACGAAAGGCCCAGTAATCCTCTAGTGTCCACTCTAACCTATCCCAGTACATAGTGGTCCCCCTCGCAATGATCCCAATGGTATCAAACGAGGATCCGCTGACCGCTTCTGTGTGCCACGGGGTATCGGCAGATGTTGGCTTGTTTGTCTGTACATAGATCTTCAAAGTAAGAGAGCCTGTGTTTGAAGGCGGATAGGACCCTGTGGTGTTTGTGACTCCACCGGGGTCAATAACAAACCAAACCCTCGAAGGATTTGGAAGGTCTGTCTGTGTACTGTATGTGTACGATGTGCTAACTCCGTTGCCACCCATTACGCTGCACCCGACTCGATTGTGATTGCCTTGACGCCGAGGGCAGCGATGTCAGAGTTAAAGTAGATATTCTTCATGGCTCCACCAATGGTTAGTTTGATTGCTCCACCACCGCCGTTGTAATCAAGACAGATCATTTGGAATGGGTGGTCAGCCGATACCAAGCCCTTCGGGGCAGACCTGTTAGATGTCACAATGGAATACCCTGGTGCGGCACCGGTGCAAGTAAGATAAGAAGAGTAGATCGTCTGTGCGCCAGTGATCGCTCCGTATGGAGTTACGAGTTCTGTATCTCCTGGCGTCGAGGCATTGGCAGTATTGTACTGCGTTGCTGACTCTGGCCCAACAAAGTGATCGCTGAACAGGACTCTAGGCCCAGGGCCATTGTTGTACACAAGGCCAACGCGGTACATCTTGATCAGATCAAATATCACGCCCGTCTTTGTGGCGAAAACACCTGCATACCTGTTGTTTCCTGTCATTGAATTGAGCAACTGGCTATACTGAAATGGAGTGCTAAAGTTCAAGTCCATTAACTTCAACCATGTTGCGCCGCTCTTGTAGTGAACTACCCAGCCATATTGACCTGGCGACATCTTTATTGTCTGAACGGATCCGCGCGCGAATGGGCATGGAATCTCGGTAACTGACGCAACACCGGGGCCGAGCACCGAGGGAGTTGTGCCTGCAAGTTTCAGCGTTAGAAGAGTGTCGCTACCAACATAAGAGATTTCAAACTTCACGCCCGTGGTGAAGTTAAGGCTGTTTGTGTTTGTAAAGAGGCCAGCACCGTCCTGAATTGCGAACGTGGATTCGACTGTCATTGGGCTAGAGTTGATCACGCTACTTGCGGCTACCATTGCCAAAGTTCCATTAGCGGAGTTATTGACCACGCCGGTTGCTCCGCTTGTGCCCCACGAACCCGCGATCTCAGTGACGCCTAGGATTCCTGGGACCGAGCCATCAATCATAAAGAATGGCTTCATGGAGTTGTCCAGTCTAGCCTGAAAGTGACCTTAGTTGGAGCAGTTCCTGTAATCGAGGTTGCGGCGATCTGAATTACGCTGCCTGCTGTACCTGCATGAGAGACGCTAAATGCCTGATATGTTACACCGGCGGTTACTGTCATCGGTGCTCCAAAGTTTGTTCCATCCTTTACCAACTGGATGTTAAATGAATCCGAGCCTGCGACTGCGGTGTAAACCACCCTGGTGATTGTGAAAGCATCTGGCATTGGGAGTCTTGCATCATATGTCTTTGACGCTAGCGTGCCGATGCCGCCGAATTGCGCCGTTACTGCACCGTTAGTGCCGTTGGTTCCAGCAGCGCCATCAGATCCGTCAAGTCCTGGGTCGCCCTGGATACCTTGAATACCCTGGATTCCTTGATCACCTTGGATTCCTTGAATGCCCTGAGCGCCGTCGCTGCCATCGAGGCCTGCATCACCCTGAATTCCCTGGATTCCTTGAATACCCTGATCGCCTTGATCGCCCTGGGGGCCAGGAACCGTAGAGTCTGCGCCTGGGATGCCCTGAATTCCTTGGATTCCTTGGATTCCTTGATCACCCTCTGGACCTGGAACTGTAGAGTCTGCGCCGTCAGCGCCATCGACACCTGGAATTCCCTGAATGCCTTGGATTCCCTGGATACCCTGGTCACCTTCTGGTCCCGGTACGGTCGAGGCAGCGCCAGTCTCACCTTGAATGCCCTGGATTCCCTGAATGCCCTGGATTCCTTGATCTCCGGTGTCACCCTTATCACCTTTGTCACCCTTGATTCCCTGGATGCCCTGATCTCCCTGGTTTCCGAGATCGCCCTTTAAGCCCTGAATTCCCTGATTACCCTGGATTCCCTGGATCCCCTGGTCACCAGTGTCACCCTTAACACCCTGAATGCCTTGATCGCCAGTGTCACCCTTAATGCCCTGAATTCCTTGAATACCCTGAATTCCCTGCTCACCCTGAGGGCCTCTGATCTGACCAGCGTTCGTCCACTGAGTCCCAGTCCAAACCATACCATCGCCTGCGATGCCGACACCAGACTGAGAAGCAGCAAGGATCCACATATCACCTGACTGTGGTGACTCTAGAGCGATTGCAGACCAAGTTGCCGTTCCCTTGACAACAATTCCAGAGCCGTCTTGTCCATCAAGACCATCCACACCGGGCTCGCCACGGAACGTTCCAACGTCAATCCAAGAAGAACCATCCCAAACCCAAAGGTTATCTCCAACAACATAAGAAACTACGCCGTTTCCAGATGGGTACGCTGCAATAAGGTCGCCAGAGGTCGGGAATGATCCGCCGATAGTTCCGTAGCCAAGCGTCTTAAGACCATAGGTTCCGTCTGTACGACGGAAAAGAACCTGATAAGCGCGGCCACCAGATGTGCTTACATCAGCCAAGTCGTCAAGCGAAATAGTCGCGCCGGTGCTTGTGGTGGGCTGGCCTCCTACTGGGGCCGTTGAAGAAAACCCTGGAAGGCCTGGGGAAGTTACAATTCCCGATTCTTGGGACTCATCGTATACAGGCATGAATTCATTATACCATTAAGCCGATCAGATTACACCCAGGTAGAGCCGTCATACTTCTTAATGCCCGACACCGTTACCCATGAGTTTCCATCCCATGACTTAACGGCCACGGCGGCTACAAAGGAGGAGCCGTTGTGGAACTTGATCGACACCTGACCGGGGATTCCATTCATGGATTCCGAAGTCTTGATCTTTGCCTGATCAGAAACTGGGATAGATACGGAGATTGTGATTGACTCAGTGACCTTTGGACTTATCTGCTCGCTAACAGGAACGTCGATGTTTCCAATTGCTACCGAGGCTGATTCAACAGACTTTGGCTTTGCAGAGTCAGAAACTGGAATGCTAGCCGCTACCACTGCGGCGTCTACGGCCTTCGGCCTTGAAGTATCGGATAGCGCGAGGCCTACAGTGGGTACGGCAAAAACTTCGGCAGTCTTTGGCTTCGCCGTATCCGTCACCGCGACGCTAACAGCGACCGTTATGGACTCAACGGCCTTAGGTGCCAGTCCATCTGAAACCGGAACAGCAGTCTCGCCCGTAGAAGCGTTAACCGACTCACTTACCTTGCCCAGCAGCGTGTCAGTTAGTGATACAGACGCGGGTGCGCTCAATAACTCAACGGCCTTGGGGCTGGCTGTATCCGTTAGAGAAATGGATACTTCAATCGTTGCAGAGTCTACCACCTTCGGCTTTGCTGCATCCGAAGTAGGAACAGCGGTTCCTGCACCAGTGTCTACACTAACAACATCTGCAATCTTTGGCTTAACAAGGTCGGAGACAGGAGCGTTAACCGTTATAGTTATCGATTCCGCTGCCTTCGGCTTTGCGCTGTCAGATAGAAGGATGGCGACTTCTGTGACAATTGACTCAGAAACCTTGGGCTTAATGGAGTCAGACAGGGATACGGCATTCTCAACGAGTACGGACTCAGCGATCTTCGGCTTGGCGAGATCTGAAACCGCCGGTGCGTTTGCGATGGCTACAGATTCGACAACCTTAGGCTTTACATTATCTGCCAATGGCGAGTCGGCGGTGATCGTAATAGACTCTACGGACTTCGGCTTGGCACCATCGGAGATGTTAGTTCCCCCACCAAGTCCAGTGTCGGTGATGTAGGCGTTCCAGTTTGAGATCTCCCAGTAACCACCAACTCCATCTCCACGAAGATACAGCCTGACGTACCTTGCCTCGGCTGGCAGGGTGAAAGTTTCTGTCTCTACAACTGTCTGGGTTGGGGTAATGTTCCCATACCTAAGATCAAGGTAATTGATGTCCGTGGTGTTGGTGTACGAAACGTTGGCGTTCGTCGCTGACCACACACCAGTAAGAAGTGAAGTTAGGTTGTTTACATTCGAGCCATCGTTGCGATAGTCAGCCTGAACAACAAGGTTTCTTCCAAGACCATTGGTGTCAACAACGTAGCCCGCAAAGGCGGTCATTTCAGATGCTGATGTAAGAACTCCTAGCCTGTCATCGGGCTGGGTGTTCGAATACCATGTAGTTGTTGCATTAGAAGTGTGAACCCAATCGCTTTGACCTGGGCTTCCTAGCCACGGTGGAGGAAAGAACCTTGGCCCCTGGTTAGCGTACTCAACCGCCTTGGGCTTGATCGTATCAGAAACGCTGATACTTCTATTGGCGGGCTGTAGCCTGAGTGCGATACCTGAGAAGTCCTTGGCGGTACCATAATCGCTAGCATACTCTGCGCTGCCGCCAGGAAGACTTGTGTGAAAACCAACATCAAGGCAAACATTCGATGCCGCGCCGCCGCTGATTGTTGAAACGCGGTTGGCTGTCCAGCCAGTTGTGGGATTGTTCGTGTAACTTACCCAGTCGGAATCTGGCGCTTCTACTGCCAGGGCTACGAGGGCGGCGTCGCCGGTGTTGGCACCGGACCCTGAGTAAATACCGGCAAAGGTCGGATCGAATGAGCCGCTATTAGACTCGCTAGTTACTACCCCTACACCGGAGAAAACAAAATAGCGCATCGCCTTAGCGGTGATGGATGGAGAAAAGGTCGCTGTCAGGATGCCGATATTTCCGGCGGCTGTAACTGTAGCGTACGCTATGTTAACTTGCGCGGAGTTGCCTGCCGAGGCATTGCCGTTCGCGCCGACGACATACGTCCAGGCGCTCAACGTCGCCAACCCCGAGCCAGATTGCGTTATGGCAATGGTTGGGGTTGACGCTGAGGCGTTGTCAGAAGACGTTGAAACAATTACTACGTCGCCAATTGCCGATGGGGCATCCGTGCCAGCGCCATCCGATAAAGTAGTACCGGCAGCCTTAAGCGAAATTCCGCCCGAAACAAAAGTGTTTAGAATAGCCATAACTTATAGGCTACTAGACTTATGCTCCGACAGAGAACGTAATAGTTGCAGTTACAGTCCAAGTCTGACCGGCTGACTTTGTACCCAGAGCCTCAACCTTGCGGCAAAGCATTGTCGCGCCGGAAGCGGAGTTAAAGACTCCCCACTCGTTCCAAACGTAGTTTGCTTCGGCAGAGCCGAATACACTCTTGAACTGAGTTGCGCTTGCTGTGAGTGCGGTTGGGAAGGTTGCTTCCATAATTCTACGGAACTTGTTGGTTGCAGCCTGTAGGTCAACATAGGTTAGAGGGGTCGCATTGGTTGTGCTGTCACCGACGCCAATTCTTGCGTTCGCGTTGTTGAAAAACGTAACAGCCTCTCCAAGCACAGCCTTAGCCATGATATCTGAACCAGCATTAACTAGTGGCATTACTAGACCTCCTTCCCATTTACAGTATGTTCTACTAGTATACCATCAACATAGGTAAGAACATGCTCTTCGTAAGGAGTTGCACCCTCGCCTAGTTCGTCGTAATCGTCAGAAATGTACTTCTTGAATTCGTACACCTCTTTTGCGATTCCAATCTTAGTCTCTTCGGTTTCCATTATTATCCTGTCTGAATCCAAATATCGTTTGTGGCCGGTGCTAGCGGGGTGCCAGAAGATGGGCCAATGTAAACCTTTGTGCCTGTTGCTGCCATTCCTGTGCCGGTGCCCTTTTGCCATCCAGTCTGCACTGCACCCGTGGCGACGACCTTGATCACCGCTGGGGCCGAGACTCTGATGACTGGCTTTGCCACCACGGAAACCTTAATAACATCAGCCATTAGGAAGCATATCCCTTAGACACAACGATCTCGCCTTTGAGAATAACATCCTTCTCTGTTGCCGCGTTGGTCGTTAGAATGTCGAAGTAGTATGAGCCCACAGCCCACCCTGCGGTTGTAGCCGAGGGGACTGTTACTCCGATGGTGCCTCCGGTTAGCGGGGCTGTGTAGGACGCGTATGAGTTCGATGCATTGTTAACACCTGGAACCGCAGTTCCGGTGTTATCCACAATACCGATGCGTACAGCCGTGAAGCCAGTAAAGTTTACCGGCGTGGCCTCTGTCTCATCCGTATAGAGGACTACAGAGAACTTAAGGGTCGCCCCTGTGCTGGCATATACGATAACGTCACTCATACTAGGATTATATCACTTTCTACCATCTCATCCACGGAACCCAGGCCTGGAATCTCACAGACATCGGTGGTGCAATACTTGTCGCCTTCTGCTTCCTTGCCATTGGCGTAGAGCAGCGAGTGATCAACCCTCTGCAACTTTCCGATGTACGACTCGTACTGCTCTTGTGTTATTTGGGTATAGGGCTGCTGCTTGTACACCCCGCCCATTGGCAGGAAGGAAACCGTCTTTAGTTTGCCTTCGTACATCTTTAGGACCGTGGCGATGTGCTTACCCTCGGTTTCAGGATCAAACGAGACGGTAACCGAAACGGAGTTGTCTGCCCAATAACGCTGAGTCTCAGAGGCTAGAGCAATCTTCTCGAAGATCGTAACCTCGCGCTCGCTGCGCTTGTTGTCAGAGTGAATCGGGAAGTACGCAACCTTTGTGTTAGCGGAAACGAGATCGTCCTCTACCGTGTACCCTGCGCCTTCAAGCGCGTGAACGATTGGCTCATCCTTAGAGAATCGGACGGCGCGGAGGAAGTATTCACCACCGGGCGTCCAGTGAACACCAGGGGAAGCGCCAGATAGCAGCGAGACAGTCCCAGACGGCTTCACAGTGGTCGTTTTAATTGACTCGCGGATTCCTAGCCATTCCGAATACTTCTTGTCTAGAATCTGAACGTAGTCGTACCCCTCGTTAAACCACTCGCGCAGAGTTGTCAGCCCGTGAATATCGGAGAACTGAGAAATGCCAGTCATTGAAGTTCCAATGCGGCGGTTGCGCTGAATGACAGCGTTCGTCTCGGGCCAGTGTGTCGGCAAGAGGGTGATCGACTTGGCGTAGAGGTACGCGAACTTTAGCGTGCGCTGCAAGTCCTCTGCGTCATCGATGTTGTTCAAATGGATCTCAACGAGGTTGCACAACTCGTATGACTCCAAGGTAATCTCAGCGCAAGGGTTCGTGCCCTTCGCGCGGGAATCCTTGTAGTTGGGAGGATCAACCATGCGACCATACTCCTGCGATGTGTCCAGCCACATAAAGCCCGGTTCGCCATTATTCAGGATTCTCTCTGCTGCGTCCTCGTAGTTCGGGACAGAGTCCTTGTCTAGGCTGAGAGTGTTGTTAGACATCCAGCCCCAGCCTGTCTTGAAGTGATTGCGCTCAGGGAAAACCTCTTCGCTTTTCAAGTCGATGAAGTAGGTGTCTGCCGTAGAACCAAGGGCAATCGTAGCCGAGCGGCGAACGTTGCCAGCAACGACACAGGTTCCAATGAGGTTCACCGTGTCAACGATTGCACGCGAGTCGAAACGCTCGCCTACACGACCACCGATAACCCTACGAAGATCTTCGTGCAACTTGTACAGGGGCTCCATGCCAGAAGAGGTTCCACCGAATCCGCGAATGGGCGCACCCGCTGGGCGGATCAAGGAGTAATCAAATTCCTGTGGGCGACCATCGGTACGAAGCAAAGAGTTCACCAGGAGGCGCACGCTCTCAGCCCAACCCTCACGAGAGTCAGGGATCACATAGGTCTGAACTTCACCCTCAGGCTTGCGAATCGTAATGTTCTTGTTCTCGCCGCGAGTGTCGAAACCGACACCGATTCCGCACATGAGAGCATCTGCAACCCAGCCAAAGATAGCGCCAGGATCGTTGCGCGTCATATCGTCAGTGGAAATAAAAGAGCAGTTGTAGAGGGCAGCGGTCAGGCCACGCTCGTGTACCGCTTCGGTGCCAGTAACCCACAAGCCTCTTCCGGGCGGGGTCCACTTTAGGTTGAACATCCTGTCGAATGCTTCCTGCGCGCTAGCCTGCGCCTTCCTGTCGTTCCAGGGTAGTCGATTGGACTTACACCAGTCCTTTTGGATCGAGTACATTCCTTCGATCACTCGGCGGCACACCTCAGGCCACGTTTCCTTCGTTCCATCGGCCTTTACACGGGAATATGTCCTGATGAAGATCAGTTCTCCGACAGAGTTTCCTCCTGCGTCCGTATTGCCCCACGGTGTCTCGATTACCCCGTAAGGGGCCATAAATTCGTCAGAGAGTCTGAAAGTCAACAAGTTGTCACGTTCCTTTTCTGCCCTGTACGCAGGGCGACGGTAAGAGTAATGTAACCATCATACCATCACTCTTTCCTGAGTGCAAGTAGTTCGTGCGTGGCGAAAGATGGCTGAATGTAACGATTGTGTAACGCCGCGGCGACGGCGGGCGGCCTGGAAAGAAGCATTCGAAAAGCAGCAATAAGGACTTGACATCGAGAAACCACTGTGCTACAATCTTCTTTATAAGAAGCACTTAGGATCCTAAGGATCTAAACAAAGATCATAATGATCTACTAGAATCAGATAGGATCTTACCATTAGATTACGAGTAAATACGCCAGACGTTCTCAGAGCCTTCAACACTGTGAAGGCAACTCTATCATGCCCTATGGACGAAGGTCAACTTGAACCGCGCGTCACATACGAGGATGATGTGGAGATCTACTGCCTCTCTTGCTCATGGAAGCAGACGCTGGGCCTTGATGCTGTCCACAACCTCGTCAACCTTGCCGATGTGACCTCCGTCACGCCCTTGACTTCTGACTGAATCCATGGTAGGATAGATCCCATGTTCCCAAACATAAGGGAGGTAACATGCGATATGAGAAAACTAGACAGGCATTCGTCACCATCACGGCCAGCGCACTTATTGCTGCTGGTCTTGTTAGTTTCGGGCCTGCGACGACAGCGACACCAGTTGAGCCAAACGCACCGATCCAGTCCGTCAGGGCTGCGACACACGAGGGGCACCAAAGGGTTTCGCGTTCATCTACCCGCGTAGCACCGCCGCAAGTGAAGAAGAACATTGTGGTGAAAAAGAAGGCTGTGAAGCCTACTAAAAAGGTCGTCAAGAAGAAGAAGTCTATCAGCAAGTCGAGCGCAACCCACACGGCAAGCGGTAGGAAGATGACGACAAGTTCTGCTGGCAACAGGGCGTTGGGTAAAAAGATGGCAGCATCCAGAGGTTGGACGGGCAGGCAGTGGTATTGCCTAGAAGATCTTTGGAGCCACGAGTCTCAGTGGTCTACTACGTCGGGTTCGACAAGTAAGGCCTATGGGATTCCTCAGGCACTTCCAGGTACGAAGATGGCTACAGCCGGATCAGACTGGAAGAGCAACCCTGCTACACAGATCAAGTGGGGCTTTAAGTACATCAGTGGCCGATACGGGACTCCTTGCGGAGCCTGGGGTCATTTCCAGTCACACGGCTGGTACTGATGCTATAATCGTATAGACCGAGAGGAAATGCGTTGACCATCATTGTCGCCGTCGAACATAAGGACGGCGTAGTAGTTGCCTGCGACAGTCAAGTTACCGATACGGGAACGTCGTTCTTGATGCATAAGTCGCAGAAGAAGGTCGGCCACCGAGGTCCATACATTATCGGAACGGCAGGTCGTTTGCGTACTGGGCAAGTCCTATTGAACGCAGACGATCTGCCTGTTCCTGATGAGAACCTAAACGATGACGAACTTAACCGATTTATGATCACGAAGTTCGCGCACGCAGCACAGGAAGCCATGAAGGATTCGGGAACCGAGCAGGTTCTTGATCACGAGCGCCTGCTGACTGAATCCGAATTGATCGTCTGTGTACAGGGCCGCTCCTACATGATTGGTGAGGATTACTCTGTCATGCGCGCAGGAGACGAGTCGAAGGTAGCCAACGGTATTGCTATTGCTGGCTCTGGGTTCAAGTTTGCTCTTGGAGCCTACTACGCACTCTCCCTCCGCAATCGAAAGATGGATCCTGTTGAGGTTGCTACGACGATGGTTGAGGCTGCTTTACGCTGGGATCAGTATTGTGGCGGCGACATTGAGGTTCACGAACAGCCGAAGTGACTTGACAGATCTTTTTCTGTCGTGTACGATGGTCGCATGAAACAATACTTCCTGATCACAGGTTCACGGGACTGGCCGAACGATCCAGTCAGCGTGAAGATCATTACAGACAAACTTGACTCTCATCTGCGCTGGCATCCAGACACGGTGATGATTAACGGTCGGTGCCCAACGGGTGTCGATCAGATCTGCTACGAGTGGGCCATTCTCAATAAGGTTGAACTGCTGACGTACCCTGCCGAGTGGGAGAAGTACGGGAAGGCAGCAGGCCCTAAGCGCAACATGGAGATGTTGCAAATGCTTATGTCCAAGAAGTCGTCCATTGTTTACGCGTTCTTCTACGGCGATCCTGCGACCTCTCGCGGTACTGCCAACATGGTTCGCGCCTGCCGAATGCAGGGAATCGAGCCAACAGAGAAGGTGCTACCTCGTGTACAAGTATAAGGCTAAGTTAGTTAGAGTTGTAGATGGCGACACAATCATTCTAAACTTCGATCTGGGATTTCAGATCCATGTGGAGAAGCGAGTTCGACTGGCAGAGATTGACGCTGTTGAGCGCAAGGACGATCCCGAGCGACTCGCCACGATTGCTGTGCAAAAGTGGTTTGAGGGTACGAATAACGAGTGCTTCGTCTCAACAACCCTTGACAAGACTGACAAGTATGGTCGGGTGATTGGTGTTGTCACTCAGACGTACATCGGCAAGGACAATATCGCTGACCAACCGAACCTTAGTTACCATATGGTTGATCTTGGCTACGCCTCATTTAAGGATTACGGCATCGTCTGATGGATATGACACCCGCCGAAGAAGATCTTTGGACTTGGACAGATAAGCAGGGCTTGGAGGTTCTCCAGTCTGCCTTTCTCAAACTAGAACTTGGGATGGCGACCTCAGAAGAACAGATCGTTATGGCAGAGTTTATGAAGAAGTTAAGGAATCTACTTAGAGAGGGCTCTGATGCCGAAATTTAGAAAGCGCCCGGTGGTTATCGAGGCTGTTCAACTACGTTGGGACAACTGGAACGAAATGTGCGAGTTTGCCAATGTTGGTCATCTCGAAGCCGGTCAACCTCAGGGTTGCTACGTTCAAGAGGACGGCACTGGAAGTATCGACTCCGTTACGGATACCATTGGCCTCCACATCCCCACCCTTGAAGGCCTCATGCTGGGTATTGAGAACGATTGGATCATTCGCGGGGTGCAGGGTGAACTTTACCCCTGTAAGCCAGACATCTTTGAGCAAACGTACGAGGCTGTAGACGAGAGCAAGATCCTTGGTAAGGCAGAGGTTCGTGGCTAAGAAAAAGTCTGAGAAAGAATCTGCAAAGTCCTTTTGGGAGGACATTAAGCGCACCGCCGACGAGTTTGACAAGCAGAACCCAGTCGTTGACACGAAGTACATCGTGGTTGAGGGCTGGTATGCGGGAAACGAGTACGACTACAACATTGACTGGTTCAAGTGGAAAGAATACGAATTTGACTCGCTTGATGCCCGCGAAGAGTGGGTTGGTGAGCACGAGCCAGACAGAGGACACGAGTTTCGTCTAGCAAAGCAAGACGTTCGTAAGTTTCACCCGAAGCCCTACACAAGCCGAACGCCTATGACCTGGGAGCGCACGAATGACTAAGATTGATGTTCTTGACAAGGGGTATGTCCGTCTGGTAGACTCCATGGGCGATGACCTCCGTATCGTCAACGCAGCCCGTGTGTCCTACGACAAGGCCTCAACTAATTGGGGTGACCGAGACGCTAGCCTACTTTCTTTCCTCATGCGAGAGGGGCACACAAGCGTCCTGAGGCATGCATCGTTTACCTTTGAGTGCTACGCACCGCTCATGGTTGCTCGTCAATGGTATAAGCATGCTGTCGGATCGACGTATCTGGAAGATCAGAACGGTTGGAACGAATCTAGTCGCAGGTATGTGACTGAGAATGAGGAATTCTACGTTCCTACCGAGTGGCGATCCAAGCCAGAGAACTCCAAGCAGGGTTCCGGCTTTGGAGAGATTGCAGAGTCTGATATGGTAGAAAACTGGACAGGCGTTTTGGAGTCGTATCAGAGGTTCGGTACCAGTCTTTACGAAGAGGCTATGCGAGTTGGCATCGCTCCCGAGCAGGCAAGGCTGTTTCTACCCGCTAATGGGCTGTATGTCCGATTCTACTGGACAACCAGCCTAGCAGCACTCATCCATTTTCTGAATCTTCGAGACGAAAGTCATGCACAGTACGAAATTCAACTATACGCGAAGGCACTCCGTGAACTTTCGGAGCCCATCTTCCCTGAAACCTTCAAGGCGGTGTTTGGTGAAGGTTAAACTGATGGGTGGCCCTTCGATGGGAAAGGTTGTCGAACTCCCAAACTCGTCCGTGAGAGATCAGAGGTTCTACGTTGCATGGTCGAATCCTGCTGCGGCGCAGTGGAGTCGGTTCGATATTGCGCCCACCACAGACATTTTGGTGCAGCGAGGCTACTATAAGCCCTCTCGCGTGCGCGGGGTGTGGACATTTGTAGGCGACTACAAGGCTGACCCCTGGGTTTCCTTTGACAGGAGGTACAAGAAGTGGAAAAGAGAAGTCAATCGTCTTTCTAAAGACGGCGTTTTCGCTGATACCGTCATTCCACCACGACCAATTCCACCTGGGAGGAACCCATGAGAGAAGCAATAGGTAGTATCACGTATTTCGTCGTCATTTTGCTGATGTCGCTGATCCTAACTGTGACATTGGTCACTTATTTGTGGCTAGTTGTCCTTATGGCAGCAGCACTTGGCATCTGGACGCTCATTCCTGCGATCCTGTTCCCCGCCGGGTGCATTTGGGCAGCGTATAAGGTTGCTCAGTGATAGAAACCAAGACCGCTCTCATTGGTCAGCACAGTAGCGCCCTGCATTGGTGCCGTGAGCACGATATCAATCCAAGGGACAGAAGCATCATCATGGTTACGTCTGTAAGAGACGTTCAAGGGTACGCCTGCAAGATCGAGCCGATCTTCCTGACGCCTCCGCTCCCTAGCGTGATCGAAGCCGAAGTATACTGGCAGATCCAGACGATCAACGCGAGATATAGGTGAACACAGCGGTCCAGTTCCTCCTTGCGGCAGGGTCCATCTACGGGCTCTGGCTTGTGTCGAAGAATCCTAAGGCTGGATGGCGCTGGTGTGCTGTCATGGAGATTCCTTGGACCATCTGGGCCATATCGGTTGACGCATGGGGGTTCATGGTGCTATGCTGGGTCTATGGCGGCATCTACGTCCACAACCTAGTGAAGGCGTCCCGTCCCCAACCGCGAACATGGCGTGAAACCACACCCGAAGAAGAGGAGGCCGACGTATGGTAAAGTCCCGCGAAAGTAGGGCATCCTGTGCATCCTGTGGGCATGATAAGGAGATTCATCTTCACTATCGGAACGGTACAGACTGTTCTACCCTTGGATGCAACTGTTTTAGATATCGAAAAATAGGGTGGTGGAAGCGACTATGGCGTTAACGACAAGATCTCGTAGAATCGACTACATGGTAGTCGGAAGTCATATGTGGGATGCGGAACGGTGGGTTAAGACCCGTCTAGGCGAAACTAAGGTGACCACTGATGGCAAAGCCATTACTGTCTATGACACTACGCGCATACCGTATACCTTCGGTGAAATTGTCGGTAACGTTTGGGCCACAGCGCGCACAGGAGACTATATCTTGCATAACGGCTATGGTCAGTTCAGAATTCTGAATAAGGCTCAATTCGACTATTGGTATGAGGAAAAAGAATGATCACATTGACTACGAATGAAGATGGAACCGTAACCTATGAGTGGCCTGAGGGTCTAGTCTCGGCACCTATCTCAGAAGAACTGTTTGCCCTGCTCGTAAAGGCCCACAACCAAAACATCAAGTTAACTAGGGATTCTATCCGACTTAACTCTGCTGGATGGAAAATCGCGGAGGCGCTCGGAAAAGTAGGACCCGACGATGATGAAATTGAAACAGACCTAGAAGAAGATTTAGACGAACTGATTAGGAGAGCACAGTGAAATTCGTTATTAACCTAGAGCAGGATGACCTTGTAGATGACCTAAAGGTTGCTTTGGATCAATTGACGGAACTTGGCTTTGATCTAGACAGCATCACTATCAACAGTTTTAAGTTCAACACTGGCGGAATCATTCGTCCGAACACGACCGTAACATCCATTCGTAACGGCTGACGCCGTTGGACCGCAATAAGGATGAGCATGAATCAAATGCAGGATCTGCGCGACGAATTAGACGAACTTCAACGCGCATTTGACCACCTATGGGAAGAGCATCAGCACTGTGGCTACTCCATGGACTCACCTGAGGTTACCATTGAGGTTAATACGCTAGAGCCTAGGTGGGAATTTGCACCTGGACTGGATACCGCCCTGATTTCTACAGCCTCACGCTCAGAAGCGACTGTCACCATTGTTCAAAATGGCACAAGGTGGACTCTCACCACAGATAGATGGACAGTGGAGAAACTCTCGTAATATCACACCCGTGATACATTACTTGTATTGGAAATGTTAGAATATTTTGTTGATGTATGATGACAGTTTAGGGCACCCTTACCCATTCCAGAATAGTGCGCCCTTCGTTATCATTCCGTTACCTAATGGGCTTGACTCTGTCGGTGCCTCATGCTATGGTTACACCATGAACAACATCGAGAACGTCATCAGGAACATCGAAGCGGCAGACCGTATCGAGCGCGAGTGCGCCGAACGTGTCTCGTCGATCCTCCGTACTGCGGTTGAGGAACTTCAATCGCTACAGGATCGCATCGACGCTGGTGAGTTCAATGTCTGATAAGCCTTGCGCTACCGTACGCGGTATGCTACGCTCATCGAAAGGCTACATCGAGTGCCCCTGCTGTGGTGCATGGGTATACACAATCAAAGGAATTGAATCATGCTAGATGCTATTGAGGCCCGCGACCTGTCCACTGGTGACTACCTCACTGCTGGTGTGGTGACTGACATCACCACTGGCCCTACTGGTCTGCTCATGGTAGAGTGTGCTGCCTACCCTGGTAGTGTCATCACCAACACTGTCACCCTGTCCCCTGTAGATGTGGTGTACATCACATCCTAGGGTATTGACATACCCACCCACCCATGCTACCCTATGGGTACAAGGTCAAACGAACTAAGGAATACACCATGGTACACACTCTCACCCACACCGCCCAGGCTAGTGCTGCCAATGGGTACATGGATACGCTCTCATGCTCCTGTGGCTGGTCCTACACCGACCCCACCTTCCCATGGCTGGTGTCCTACGCGCGTCAGCACGCCGCCCGTGGTAACGCAGAGTGGGCCTGATATGCGCCTCACCCGTAGGGCATATGTGCTCATCTACGGTACTGCCCTCATGGTGGGCATGTGGTTCCCATGGGAGAGCATGCCCTGGTATGGGCTAGACCTTAGGTAACAATATCGTTACCTAACCATCGGCGTGTCGCCTTGACATACCGGCCCTAGCGGGCAAGACCTTGCCCGAGTGTACACGCGTACACTGTCTTAAGAAGGTCACTCAGGGTCACCGGAGAATCTGTTGCTCTGTATAGGGATACTCACCCTATACCGAGTATCTGTTGCTATATATAGGGATTCTCACCTTCGCATATGGTCACACAGGGTAGCATCTAGCGTTACACAAACGTTACATAAAATGTCCGGTATATGCCCATTCTAGAGTTGATTCTGTCAGACCCCCATGCTATGATCATTCCATGATAGAGATTAGCAAGCAAGCAAGCACCCTAGCGGTGGCCCTCCCCTCATCGTGCGAGATCATGGTGAAGGGCGTTCCTACCCTAGTCCGTATCCACAACGCAAAGCGCGTTGGTCAGATTTGGGCCTTTGGTATGGACCCCGCCGTGGAAACGGTAGCCATTGTGGACGGCGTTCACTATGGAAAGATCGTCGGGAAGGTCGGCCCCATCGCGCGGTTCGATTACCTTGACGTTGTGGAAATGCTCATTCCTGAGGGGGTGATTTGATAATGGCAAAGAATATCGCATTCGAATGCGGTGAATGCAATTCCGGCGTCGTCCTTTGGGACGGTTGGAAAGAATCCATCTTTGATGAGTCGGAAATCGACGAATTCGAAGAAATTGTTTCTGAATTCGGAATTCCGATGGATATCGGAATGTGTTCACCGTGTGACCTTAGGTACAACTAAGGTTTACCAAATCGTTACCTGAATGTCCTTGACATCTCAGGGCGAGCGGGCAAGATCTTACCCGCGCGGGCGCGCGTGTCAAGTCTTACGAGTGTCACAGAAAGTCACGGGACTTTCCCCTTATATACCAACAGATTCTCGCCTCGTGCCGAGAATCCCCTTATATAGCAACAGATTCTCGCCATCACTTTCGGTCACTCTCAGTGAGAAATCCCGTTACACAACCGTTACATTAGATGTCCGTTTTGCACCCCTAAAACGGCCTCGACTGTCAGACCCCTATGGTACGCTTACACTATGAAAGAGAAGGGAGAAAGCATGATGATCAACAAGACTTACGCGATTGGCGCATGGTCGGCACCTTGCACCGTGTCCTATGGACACCCTGTAAATGTCACCCGCTATGAGCGCGTGCGCGTCGGTATCAAGAATGATACCTACGTTGCCACTTGTGAATGCGGCGCTACTCAGCGTCGGTTCTCATACGCAAAGCGTAAGTGAATTCAGCCGACTAGGGCGGGATATCCCCTAGCCACAATAGGACCGGTGCCTATTCAAATCCACCGGCAGCAAATCTAAGCAGTAAGGAAAGTGAAATGGCTCGTTCAGTAAAGCAAGTGCCGGTAAAGTCCCTCAATTCGTGGGATCGAATTCAGATTGACGGTTTCGGTCGTCAGACTTTCACCATCATTAGCATTCGTGAGGATGCCGCTAATCAAATGCGATTCTTCCGAATTGCAGGATACAATGAGGGCGCGTTGCCGTCGCCCGTGGGAATTGCTTATGGTTCAATGGTTCGGAAGGTGAATTCATAATGGCTCGCACCACGCCTTGCAGCGATGCAAAGAAAAGCCTTCGCAATATTGCTACCGCTGCGGTGGAATGCAATTGCTGCGGAATGTGGGTCAAGGAAAGGCGCACTAACGCTCACCGTGAATTGCAATTGTTCGCGGTGAATGAAGATACTAGAAAGGCGGTGCGTCTCTAATGGGATACATCGAAGTACAAAATGATCAGGGTGAATTCGTTCCGTTCGAATTCATCGACGCTAGCGTTCGCATTGATATCGAATGGGCGCTAATGAATATTGAGAAAGGAGAATGAAATGGAATTCATCATGGTAGATGGAAAGCCTGCGGATATTGCTAAGTCATATTCGCGCTTTGACACCTATTCGCCATTCCGTTACCGCGTATTGCGTAATGGTCGGCTAATCGGTAATGGCGTTACTAGGGAATTGGCAATTGCCGATACCAATAAGCGACTAACCCAAATGGGTTATGCAAAGTAATGCAATTGTTACACACAGGGTTATCCACACCCTGTGGATAACCGGGCAGGGTCTTGCCCGCTGTTACCAAAACGTTATTTAAGATGGCTTGACAACCTCACGGGGATCTGGTAGGGTGGTGCTAACACCAACCAAGGAGTGACCATGTTCTACGTTTTCGCTGAGTTCGACGGTGACTTTGGCCGTAACCGCATCTCGCGTGGCTTTGCCACCGCCGAGGAGCGCGCAGCGTTCGCGTCCACGCTCGCCCCGGCCCCTGGTGAGGGCTGGTCGGACTACGAGGAGTGGGAGGCCCCTCAGAGTGAGTGGCCCCATACCCCCATCGGCTTCCCTCGGGGCTGGTGACGGGCAAGATCTTGCCCGCGCAGCGGGAAATGTCAATTTAAGAAGATCTGAAATACTCACGGGAAACGCTTGACAACCCTTGCCCATGCTGGTAGGCTGGCGGTACGCCAACCAGAGAGGAACCACCACATGCCCCCCTTCGACCCCGACTTCGACGCTGACAACCCGTACATCACCGACATTCCCGCGCGCTTCGTGTCCCCCGAGGACGAGGACGCTGACTTCGAGGACGCCTACGGCGTGTTCGCTGAGGCCACCTACGACCCCGATGGCGACTGGGGTGGCGAGGACGCTGGCATGGAGTTCGGCCTCTTCGGAGACTGCTGACCCCAACGCTACCCCTTCGGGGGTAGCGCGGGCATGATCTTGCCCGCCTGCGGGCGGTTGTCAAGTTAAGATCATATGCTGAGACTCACGGGAATGTCAGACCCATGTGCTAGGATGTCTCTATGAGACGAACCAAGCAAGCAGGAAATGATCACGGTATGCGTGCGATCTTCGACCGTGATGATCACACGATCACCCTGACTACACACGGTAGCGGTGATGACCTGTTCATGTGGACCGAGCCGCAGGAACCGACTAACAAGCAACTGAAAAACATTCTGGAAAGTCACCCCTGTACGGCGTGTCGCGTGTAGGACTGTCGGACCCCTGTGCTACAATGGCATCATCAACCAAACGAAAGGCACGAAATGCTCACTCCATGCCAGTCTCTCGCCGCGAACGAGGGTCACGACGTTGTGGACAAGTTGCTGTTCACGACCAAGCGCCGCGCTCTGATCGCCATTGAGTCACTCTGTGACCGATGCCCCGATGAGGCCAAGTCGGACTGTGGCAAGCGTGCTCAGTCCATCGTCACGCCTGCCGGTGTGATCCCTGCCGAAGGCGTGTTCGGCGGTGTCTATTATGCGTGAGATCGAAATGGCGCTAGACACCATCGAGCATATTGCTGGGCAAATGCGGATCGCTGCCCCGATGTTCGAGCAGTTTCCGTTCCTCAACTCCATCAACGTGATGCGCGAAGAGGAATGTCTCGGTCAGATTGAGCGATGCGATGACTTCGTTGAGGGTTGCCGCTTCGTTCTAAACGCTTACTTCTTCGAGGTGCCCAATGAGTTCAGGATTTGAGAACTACGATGACGAAACGCTCCGTATCATCGAGGCTAATCTCTTGCGTGGATTGGATCGCGTTGCAGATTCTATTGCCAACGGCACGTTCACGCTGGTAGGCGAAAAGGGGTCAGCACCTCCCTGTGAGGGAGGGCAAATTACCCTCATCCTTCTCAGAGGCGTTCAAGCAGAACTTGACTCGCGCCTCTGAGTCGGGCAAGTTCTGCCCGCTGATCGTTATCTTCCTGTTATGACGAGGGCTTGACTTCACGGGAAATCCTTGATAGTATCGCGTCATGCGAGTTTACAGGATTCAACATGAGGCCCGAGGTCATGGACCGTACATCATCCCGTTCTTTGAGGGTGACTACGATGACGAGAATGACAATGCGTACGACGATCTCACTTCGCTGGCATACTGCCTGATCCGTGATCACCAAGACGATGACCACAAGGCACCTGACGTTATCCCTTCGCGCAAGGTGTGCGGGTTCGATTCTATGGCAGCACTTGAAACTTGGTTCGAGGGTTATCTCTCGGAGTTGTTCGAGGCTGGCTATGTTGTCATGGAGTTCGAGGGCGTGGACGTTCGCGTGCATGGTAACGGTCAGGTAACGTTCGATAAAGAGTTGAGTATTCGCTTGACTTCCGCTGCGATCTAGGATACAATCATCCCATGAAGAAAAACAAGCGTCCCCAGAGTCCGAAGTCCAACGCACGCGTTCAGCGTGTCCAAGAGTTGAGGCAGGGTAGCACCACCAGCCCTCACCGCTCTGCGGCAGACTATCGCCGCAAGCCGAAGCACGTTGGGCGTGGTTGGGATGAGTGATCGCAAGATGTCCCACGTTGATGTGCTCACCCGTGGAATGGAGCAGGGCCTCTCGTATGAGGATGCCGAGGCACTGGCCTTTCACCTTTGCCCCGAGTACCGCATGTGCTCCACCGCCCGCTATGTGAATGCGATCAACCGCATCCTCTCATAAACCTGTGTTGGCGCTTAGGGTCCGTCCCCATCATCCACGATGGGGGTAGCGGGCAAGATCTTGCCCGCGCCAGCGGGCTTGTCAAGGTCTTTATGATAACGATTTGATATCACGGAAGTTACCTAACCGTTACCTAATCCCCTGCCGTATGGCTTGCGCTATGTCGGTCCCCTATGCTAGAATCATCCCATGATGACAACGACGAACACCCTAGGCCTGCGCCGCTCCACCGACCGTAAGACCACCCCCTCCGCTAACAAGGCTGGCAAGGTTGCCAATATCGCTAACGCCTTCGGAATGCTCTCAGGGCGCGATTTCTCGTGTCCTGGTCAGACTGCCGCGTGCGAGGCTGTTTGCTATGCGGGGAAACTCGAACGCATCTTCGGCGGCTTTCGTGCCGTAATGACCGATAACTGGAATGCGCTTAGTAATGCGTCGTATTCCGATATGGTCGCGTCCCTTGATGCTATTGTCAAGGATTTCATTGTGGACGCGGATAAGCGGGAATGCGATAAGGTATTCCGCATTCACCACGATGGGGATTTCTTTAGCCGTGATTACGCGAGCGCGTGGGCTAATGTCGTGAAGCGTAATCCGTCCGTTCATTTCTGGGCCTACACGCGCTCATTCATTCCTGGCTGTAATGTCGTGGATATCCTTGCGGATATTCCCAATCTCACGCTTTACCTTTCGGTGGACGTCAATAACCTGGAATGGGCTAAGGTTATTACTGCGGAATACAATAGCGTCAAGGTCGCAACGCTTACCGATACCGCCGATGAGGGAACGGATATGATGCTTTCATTCCGTGAGCGTAAGGGTGGCGCGTGCCCCGAGGTTATGGGCCGTATCGAACTCATTACACCCGAGGGTGGCGCGTGCGTTACTTGTGCGCTTTGTGTATTCGGCAAGGCCGATATCCGTTTCGCTGCGAAGGGAAAGTAATCATGGAACTCGGAACTATTGTTATGGCGACCGTTAGCCTAATGATTGCCGGAATGCTGACGGGATTGTTTATCTGGCTAACCGATGGTTGGTTTAGTCCTGGTATTGCCGTCGTGCTAATGGGGATTAGCGTCGTGTTTCTATTCACCGTATTCGGGTGGATTCTGCTAATCGGTTTGGGCGTTATCTGCGCCGCATTTGCCGGTATTCTATTCACAGATTCCGAGGGGTGATAAAGGCTGCCCACGCCGAAAGGCGCGGGCAGGTTTTGCCCGCTGGGCAAAGCCTTGTCAAGTTACGAAGATCCTGAAAACTCACGGGAATTCCACTTGACATCCTAGCAGTTTGCTGGTAAGATCATGGCATGAACCTGATGAGGAAGCAAACGGCCAGAGCAGCGTCAAAGAATTCCCGTTTCACGGGCTGTGAGTGCTGCAATCCGTTGCCGTCCGTAAAGGTTCTTCGCAAGCGTGAGGAAAGAAAATGGAGAAAGGACTGGACAACCAGCCCATAGTCTGCTAGACTAGCATCTCCACCAACCGAAAGGACAGCATCATGCTGGGTTACACCGAGGCCACCATTGAGCGTAAGGCCACCGCTCGCAACCTGACCGTCGATGAGTACAAGGCGGTTCTCATCACCAAGCGCAAGACTCGCGCGGAGCGTTCGCGCAAGGCTCGTGCAGAGCGCAAGGCGGCAGCCAATGCCTAAGCCCATCCGTGTCAGGGTCACCGACTCCAATGGTAAGGCGTACCTCTACATTGGTACGCTCTCCGACTGGCGTGGTGAGAATCCTCACTTTGATCCGGTCGTGTATGGGTCAGGCGTATTCGTCCTGAACTGCGATCAGATCGTGAGCGTTGAGGTTCTTTACCCTGGACACCTTGACAACTCGTAACTAGTGTGCTACACTAGTTAGATAACTTCACAGAGTTTACGGTTGGTCTTAGTTCGTACTTGCTCGCCAACCGTCAAGCGATGGGGAAGATAAGATAAGCCCATCATTCTAGGTCGATTAGTGTAGAGGTTCGCACAGGTCCCTGTCAAGGATCTAGTACGGGATCGTTCCCCGTATCGACCGCGTAAGTTCGAGCGTCGTGGCTCATGGAGAGCAGGGAGGTTGTAACCCTTCCGTCGTTAGACAAAGGTGGTTCGATTCCATCACGGCGCACCACACCGCCATCGTATAATGGACAATACGGGAGACTTTCAATCTTCTAATCGGGGTTCAATTCCCCGTGGCGGTACCATGGGAGTATGGTGTAGTGGTAACACAGAAGATTCCAAACCTTCTGCCTGAGGTTCGATTCCTTGTACTCCCGCCACCGCCCTATCGGGCAAGGGTTTGCCCGCGCGAAGCGCGGTGTCAAGCCCTTTAAGAACTTCAAACAAACTTCACCGGATCCTGAGAATCGCTTGACTTCGAGGCCACATGCTGCTAGACTAGCATCACACCAACAAGGAAGAAGGATTCAAATGCCTGCTCTTATCGATTCATTCGCCTCGCGTGCTCAGGTCGCGTGGCATGGCCTCGGCACCGTGTTCGATGCCGATGAGAACGTGAACACCTCCAAGATGCTCGAACTGTCCGGTCTGGATTGGACCGTTGACCTCGTGCCGCTCGTCACCAACGACGCAACCAAGATGGACGCTGGCGCGTTCGCCTCTGTCCGTACCAACAAGGACGGCGCTCAGGCTGTCCTCGGTGTCGTGGGTGAGCGTTACACCGTGGTTCAGAACTCGGACGCTCTCGCGTTCGCTGACAACATCCTCGATGGTGGTGGCCGATGGGAAACTGCCGGTGGCCTAAAGGGTGGCGCTGTCGTGTTCGGCTCCATGGCTGTCCTCGATGACATTGTGCTCGACCCGCAGGGTGCGGCTGACAAGATCAAGACGTACCTGCTCATCAGCACTTCTCACGATGGTTCGTCTGCCATTCAGGTGTCCTCGACTCCTGTTCGCGTGGTTTGCTCGAACACTCTCAACATGGCCCTAAAGGGTACCAAGAACTCCGTCAAGTTCCGCCACACGGCGAGCATTGAGGGCAAGGTTCTTCACGCTCGCCAGTCGCTCGGCATGGCTTCGACGTACTTCGATGCGTTCGAGGTTGAGGCTCAGGCGCTGTTCGCTCAGGCTGTCACGAACGACAAGTTCGACAAGATCGTGAAAGCGATCTACCCTGAGCCCAACCGCGTCGATGCTGCCAAGGTCGCCGTGACCAAGTGGGACAACCGCCGTGAGCGTCTGTTTGGCCTGTGGAATGGCCCGACCAACGCCAACATCAGCGGCACCGCTTGGGCTGCGCTCAACGCTGTGACCGAGGAAAACCAGTGGTACCGTCAGGTTCGCGGTGGCAACACTGAGAACGGTCTGGCTGCTGGTGCTGGCTTCGATGACGCTACCAACGCGTTCCGCTCGAAGGCCCTGAGCGTCGTCAAGGCGTTCGCCTAGTCTCCGGTGGGGGCACCTGGGAAGATCCCCTCGTGTCCCCACTGGTTTCACCTTGACAGCCCGCCTGCGGCGGGCAGTCTTTGCCCGATGTCAAACTCTTCTAATTACGAACCCCTTGACATTTCACGGGAGTTCTGGTAGGCTGTGCCCAACAAACAAGGGAGCGAATCATGGACAAGCGAGCATATCTCGTATCGGCTGGGCTAGCACAAGGAACTCGTGGCAGGTTTTCTGCTGAGGCTGAGGCTGCTTGGACTGCTCATCTGATCGAGCAGGGTAATGATGAGATCACGCCTAGTGACTCAGAGGTTCCTGACCTCCCTCGTGATGGATTCCATCTTGCCACGCTCCCTCCTGTTTATAACATTGTAAGAGAGCAAGAGAGCGCGTACACGGTGGATGAGCAGGGTCATCTTATTGGTCACAGCGCATGTGGTGACTGTAAGCGACAGATCCGCAACTGTGAGTGTGCTGGTGGGCCTTGGGGCTTGTCATACATCGCTCCCCGTCAGAAGGCCTACCTAGTGTCCAACTAGGGCGGGCAACATCTGCCCGCCAGGGCCAGATGTCAAGCCATTACGAACCTTTACGAAGATCGCGGGAATCCACCTGAATCACTTGACATACACCCCGCCTGCTGGTAGACTTACCTCACACCAACAGAAAGGAACCACCCGCATGAAGCCCACCGCCTCATCCGTACTGAACACCGGCAATCTCGGTGGACCCAGTAAGACCATGACCATCATGCGTGACGCTATGGCGCACATTATGAGCGTTCTGACGAACCTCTACTCCGATGCGAAGTTGGCCGTGCTGCGCGAGTACGCGACGAACGCGCTTGACGCTCACCGCGAGGCTGGCGTCACCCGTCCCATCACAATCGTTCTGCCCTCTGACTACAAGCCTACCCTTGTGATTGAGGATTACGGTGTGGGTATGTCCACCGATGAAATCCTCAACCTCTACTCGTCCTATGGCGCAAGCACGAAGCGCGACACGAATGAGCAGACTGGTATGCTCGGTCTAGGTTCTAAGTCTGCCCTTGCTTACTCGTCTCAGTTCACCGTGCGCTCGCGCAAGGGTGGCGTGGAAACCTCTGCCCTGATCTACCTGAATGACCGTGGCGAGGGTGAAATCAAGATCGTGGACACGAAGGCCACGAATGAGACTGGCACGCGCATCGAAATCCCTGTGACTCCGAAGGACATTGGCGCGTTCTCTAAGGCTGCTCGCGGTCTGTTCGTGTTCTGGAATCCCGCTGATGTTGAGGTCAAGGGAACCGACCAGTCTTTCGGTCGCACCGAGAAGTCGTGGGAGTGGGTCACCGATAGCATCGCTCTCGCCCCGCGTGGTCTGAACAACGATCCGGCAGTTTATCGCTACCGCTACGATCCTGCCGATGTGTACGTTGTCATGGGTGGCGTGCCGTACAAGGTGGACAAGGATCGCCTGTCGGACGATGCGAAGAAGGCTTACGCTGGCCTCCCGCTGGAACACCACGACGTTGTGTTCATCGCTCCCATCGGTTCGGTCCAGTTCGTTCCGTCTCGTGAGGCTCTGTATTACACGAACGTCACGAACGCCACGCTGGAAACCCTGTTCACGGATTACGTCACCAGCATCGGTGCGTACATCACGAATCAGGTCGCGGCCTCTAAGGATCGCCCCGAGGCTCTGCGAACGTATGACAAGTTCCGCAAGTTGGTTCCGACTGGTGCGCCTGTGACGTATCAGGGTGCCGTGGTCCCGTCAAGCGTTCCCTGTGCCTGTTTCTCTGCCTCCACCGCGAAGCGAACGGCTGGCAGTTCTCACAAGGCTCTGCCGCTGCTGGAAAATGTCGAAGCGATGGACCTCGTGATCTATGGCGCAACGTCAAGTCAGTTGGGCGACAAGGGTGCGTATGCTCTGCGCGTCTCTGCCGCAGGCTACCTGACTGGTGCCTACGCTCTGTCGGATCGCTACTACGGAGCAAATGCTGGCAAGACTAAGAGCATCCTCATTATTGAGGGCGACCTGCCTGACGGCTGGGACTGGTACAATGTCAAGTCTGTCAAGGCATCTGACCTGCGTGCGAAGGGCAGCCGTGGTTCTGGCAGCACTTCCCAGGCTAAGACTGAGTACCAGGAACGTACCTGGGAAAAGGTCGGCGCATCGTGGGGATCGGTCGTCAAGGTTGATCCTGCCGATGACAAGGTTGTGTATGTCGATGCTCAGGGTCGGTACGCGATCAACGGCAGCGACATTCCCCAGGGCTGGACTGTGGTTATGGTCCCTGGAAATCAGCACGGTCGGTTCGCTCGTGAGTTCCCTCTTGCTCGCACTCCTGAGCAGGTTCGCAAGGAAGCCATGCTCAACAACAAGGTTGTGCTGGACGAAGAATCTTCGACCTACCTTGCCTCTGCTCCGTTCTACCGTCCCGTCAATCAGACTAGCAAACTGCTTGACCCTGACCTTGTGACTGTGCTAGACTGGAAGCAAGGAAAGAAGCCCGCGCTCGTCGTCAAGATGGAGAAGGTCAATGCGGATTACGCTTGGCTCAAACTCCGTGCCGATGTTGAGCAGGCAAAGACTCCGACTCTGGATCGTGTGACCAAGAAGTACGGTTCATACCGTGGCCTTGATAGCAACGTCCTGATCGACACCCTCAACGCGATCTACACCTACAAGTACCTGGGAGGTACACCTTGACCGCCATTCAGTTCCAGATGACGCAGGCCGCAGAAGGTCAGCGAACCGTCACCTTCGTCGGTGAGGATGGACAGTTTCATTCCATCAACTCCGATACCGTGGGCTTCGATGAGACGCTAAATGCCATTCTCATCAACGACCTGCCTACTGCCACCGCCGCTGCTGTGCCGCTTGGCACTATCGTGGCTCGCCTCGCCGCTGTCTCGTCTGACTTCGGCACCGATGGTGACGTTGTGACTCGTCATGGCGTCCCGCTGGCTACTCGCCTGTCGAAGATGTTGCTGGGCTATGCTCGCAACGGCTCCGATGCTCTCACGGCTCTGTGCCTGTTCATCGCTCGCCTTGACAACAACCCGTCGAAGCGTTCGGTGGAGAACCTGTACGACTGGATCGAGGCTAACGGTCTGACGATCAACGCCGAGGGCCACATCGTTGCCTACAAGGGCGTGACCAACGATAGCAAGTCGGTTCACTCTGGCGTGGCTTTCGTGAATGGCACGAAGGTCGAAGGTCAAATCCCGAACGCGGTCGGTGACGTTATCACGATGCCTCGCAATCAGGTTCAGGATGACCCGTCCATCGGCTGTCACCAGGGGCTTCACGTTGGCTCGCACGGCTACGCTTCGTCCTTCGGGCGTCGCCTCCTGACGGTCACCATTGACCCGCAGGATGTTGTGTCGGTCCCGACTGACTGTGGCGCTGCGAAGATGCGCGTCTGCCGCTACACCGTTCGTGCGATCAACGAGGCTAAGGCTGAGTACGCGCACTACACCGTGGTCGATGACTACGACGAGTACGGTAGCGATGACTACTGCGACTGTCCTAACTGCGACGGCGATCACTGAGGGTGGTGATGGGGTAGGGAGTGGTGTCCCTGCCCCGCCTGCTCCCCTCCCCTTCGGGGGAGGGAGAGCGGGCAAGATCTTGCCCGCCAAAGGCGGGCTGTCAAGGTCTTTACGATGATCAAAGAAATTCACGGGAATTGCTCTAAAACACTTGACGTTATCCCGATATTCTGATACACTTCTGCCATAACGAGAAACCACCACCTCTCCCGCAGGAGGAACCATGCTTCACACCTACACCGTGCGCCGCACCTCAGGCTGCCAGGGCCTTGTCGATGTGACCGTTCGAGTCGCCAATGGTGACATTAAGGTTCTACAGAATGTGGTTGCAGTCTACCACAAGAATGATGGAACCATCACTGTTCAGACAAACCCAGGTTCGTATGATTACTGGGACCGGAGCACGAACGTTATTCGCAATATCCGTATCGTGCTCGATGTATCCACTGCCGCTAGCCTCGTGCTCGGTGGCTGGGTTCCGAACAAGGATCAGAAGTTGGCTCGTGCGTCTGCGCTTGCCCTCGAAATCCTTGCAGATTCCGCTGCACATCGTGGAGTTGAGGCCTAAAACACCTTGACATATCGATGAAATTCCTGTACACTAGTGCTACACCCCAACAAGAGGAGACATACCATGGCTACCAAGACCATCACCCGCAAGACCCGCGTCAAGGTCAACTCGAAGATCGAGGCCTGGGACACCCGCTTCGGTGCTTCCGCCCGCGTCGTGACGCGAACGACTGACGGCAAGTTCGTCACGAACGTTTCGCTCGGCAAGTAACACCAGATCTACCAACACACCCGCATTCACCCTTAGGAGAAAACCATGATCAGTTCCACTGAAATCCGTACCTGGGCCAACAGCAACGATGTCCCGGTGGGCTCGCGTGGCCGTCTCGGTCCCGTCGTGAAGGGTGCCTACTTCAAGGCCAACCCCGCCATCGCGCGTGAGGTTGCTAGCGAGGCTGGCATCGAGGTCGGTCATCGGGGACGCATCAAGGACGAGACAATCGCCCTGATCGCAAACGTCCTCCCGTAAGGGATTAACGCCACGGGGTGGGTACCTTGACAGGTGCCCACCCTATGTGGTACACTTTCCTTCGGAGGCCAACCATGACAGAAATCCACGCAAACAGCAAGAAGGTGGCAGACAAGATCGTGAAGGCGCTAGACGTTCTCTCGTTCTCACCCGCTATCGCAGCACAGGTTCTCGCTTCCGCACCAGGGCCGGTACAGCACAGGCTTTGGCTCACAGTGAAGGCTTTGATCCATCTGTGGGCCATTGACGCAAAGCACCGGACCTACGATCCAGAGTATCAGCAAATCCACGATTGGGCAGAAAGGGCAGACGACAATGGCTAAGGTCACACCAGCAGAGGCCGATGAGTACCTGCGCGACGTTGGCACAGTCTACGTCCCGCAGATGGACGATGCCGAGTGGGTCAAGGTTATCGGGTTCCTACTGGCATCCGGTTTCATCGCTGACGCTGACTACTCCACCGACGTAGGCCAGACAATGCTCCAAATCGTGGGCGATGTGAACGCTGATTATCAGGCGTGGAAGGCTGACAACTACACAGAATCAGGAGAAGATGCCTAAGGGCTCTTCAAGTTCGTTGCAGGAGGGTCTTGACAGGCCCGCCTGCGGCGGGCAAGATCCTACCCGAGATGTCAAGTGAAAATCCCTTTACGATCCGACTTAGAAAAGTCACGGGAACTTTTCATAGATCTACCTTTACGATCCGACTTCAAAATCTCACGGGAGTTTGTATGAAACCTCTAAGTGAATGGCCTACTAGATCTAAGATTACCTTCACTACAGTGTATTTAATCAGTTTGTTAAACGCGGTGTTCTCAGGACACGGTGTACTATCCTTCTTATCTCCTATTGCTATGTTACTAATAGTCTCTATAGGTCCAATGATATCTTCTTTGTATGATTCCTACAAAGAGGCAAGAGGTAATGATTTAGAGCGTGCAATAAGGAGATATCATGGTGGCACCGGCCCCAGATGACGCTAAAATGCCCTAATGGAGGGCTAGTGGAGGGAAACATCTAAAAAAGAGGCCATAAATGGTGAGTTTTCCCTGTTAACATCGGGAAAAAACAGCCAAAGTGGAGGGAATGCCCTAGAAGCAGTCAGTTTCTAGGGTTATTTCATGCCCAGAATCTTCTGAAAATGCCTTGACAGGCGGGTATATATATGCTACCAAAACACATCTACTCTTGGGTTATCCACAGTTTATCCACAGGTTTTCATTCTTGTTAGGTTTTCTTTGTAGGAAACCTACAAATTTCCTCTGATTTACTGTCTGAATCCTACAATATCTGCCATATATAGTCGCATAGACGACCTATTACAAGATCTGCTGATGCTACGCATAACCTGATCATATCAACGGTTCATGCATAGGTTACTCTTACTTAGAAGGTCTAGACCATTCTGAGAAGAGGGCTACACTCACCGCCGCTAAAGATACGAACGTGATGTTCACAATAGGGATACCCTCACCTACAATGTTAAGGTAGAACAACTGGTATAGATATACCATGAACAAGAACAACGCCGCCCTGCGCTTTCTTGCACGCCTCTTGGTGAACAGAGCATAGAATGAATACGTTGCTACTCCTAGACCAATAAGGATTAGTACACTGAGTAATGGAGTAGGGACTACAGACTCGATTGCCACCGCCCCGGCGATTGTCCTGATAAGGAAGTAGGACGACACGAGAAACATAGTCGTGGTGATGATGCCCTGGATGTGCCAGAAAGCATTCTCGGTTCTGAATGTATTAGAGGCACGACGATACCAAGTCTCGTCGGCCTTAGCCTTCTTATACAACTGCTCTAAAATCTCCTGGCCTGAATCTTCCATCTCGTGGACCAGCAGAGAATCCAGCAGATTTTCCTCAACGGAAACGACAGCAGTTTTTTCCAGATTCGGCTTTGTCAGCAGATATCCGGTAGCAGTTTTTCTGATACCAATTGTTGGCACTATTTTTCACCACTCCCGGCAGACGTCATTTCTTCAATCTTGGTTAGAGCAGCGAGGTACTTGACACGGAGAGAATCAATCTCTTCCCTCAACTCACGAGCCTCGTCCTTTAGTTCCTTATTCTCCTCGCGCAGTTCACCTCTAAGTTCGGTGCCATAGTCACGCTTCTCCTTAGACCTCTGTAGCCAGTTGTTAGCAGTGGTTAGACCCACACCGCCGAACACCGCGCCTAGCAGTGAAAAGAGTGGGGCATATTCTTGGAAAATGCTTGGTTCAGGAGCGGCCATCGTTATACCACCAACTGTTTGAGACGTAGGCTGTGCCCATGATAAGGGAATACACAACGGGCTGGATCCAAAGGTAGTCTGAGAACGTACCGAAGATGATAGACAGCCAAACGATGTAGAAGAATAGGATTGCTAGCGTAAAGTCAGCACGCACACGATATTTCAGGTATTTTCTCGGAGCATTTTTTCTCGGGAAGCAGAAAAGGATCACAAGTGCCGCCACAATGCTCACCAGACGTAGCCAGAAAGACGCTGTGAACGGTCCTACGCCCGTAAGAAATGTTTCTAGTCCTTCTCCTATGCCATTTCCGTTAAAGCCGTCTGTGCCGTTGTCAAGGAGCGGCTTACCTGATAGGTACAGGACGTTGATGGCAAGGACGGCTTCGATTGTCCACAGGGTAAACTTGGATCTGTTATTCATGGTCGGCATATTGCTTTCCCTCATATACTGCTAAGATTACTGCGATCAAGGCCAGGGTTCCTGTGTAGAACCACTGAGCGTCTGAGATCACTGCGATAACAAAGTAATAGACGGCCATGCAGGAGAAAAGAACCGTCAAGGCAATCACCGAAGGAGAAGAATATGGAGCCACATGACCGAAACGCTTGTTCTGTGTTAGCACTTCTCTAATGGTTAAGGTCACAAGCGCACCGGAGATCAAAATGCCTAGGCTGATGGCGATTCTAGCAAACGTTGGGTTAGTTGAGATTGGAGTGTTTAATGTCACAGCCACCGCCGCTGGTACACCCAAAAGAGGGGACGCGTCAGGTGCGATAAACAACTTTAGCAGGCCATACACCAAAGCCACTGTCGCCACGATCAGGCGTACAGTGACTAAGGCGAGGCGCTGAGTAATCATATACCCATTATAACACTAGATCAGTTAGACTTAAGGATATCCGAGGCCACGATAGAGTCCCCTTCATACAGGTGACCAGTGATGAACGGAGTGGCATCTCTCACCTTGCCCGAGCGTGCAGCAAGGATGATCAGGTGCCTCGGCTCGTGCCCCTTACGGATACAAGTCTTGCACATTAGAATCTTCATGGAAGGGATAAGTGCAGAGTTACGACCATGAACCTCGTACTTCTGCTTCCTGCAATTAGCGCAAACGCCCTTCACTGGTGTTCCTCTCGTTCAATCGGGATGTGGATTTCTTTAAGTGGGATGATATCTTCGATATCAAATAGTTCTTCGTATTGGACTCCGTGCTTTTCGTACAGAACGGTCACGGAATAGGCTTGCTCTGCTATGATTTGACCAGTGAGTTGCTCATCAGGAATCCAGCAGAATTGAACATAGACACCATCTTCATCGATCATCTCTTGGGTGGCGAGCCCAGCACCTTTTCTAGAGAGCAGGAGACGCCATAACCCCTGAGAATGCTCTGCATGAGATTCATTCGGTCGATAACCTTCATCTTATCGGGAAGGTCAAGTGGTGCGATCTGATCAAGGTAAACTCTGATTCCAATGTGCTGCATTTCAGGCATTTCAATAAGGTCGATTGTCACCGGCACCTTTAAGCCGATGGGACCAAGGTTGTGAATCGCTCTGCGTGCTGCAATAGGAACATTGACGGTACTAGCAAAGGGATTCAATGTTATCTCTCCAAACCTTCCAGTCGTCCTCGGACTTATGCTTATTAAGTTTACCATCGATTGAGCCATCTGTCAAATAGACACCGCCCCACACGCCCCACCGCTTCTCTTTAACCCCAACCTCGTGACAGTCAAGATTCACAGGGCAGGAGAGGCAAACCTGATCAACCGCTGAGGCTGTCACAGAATCACTGTATGTCAGCGAGCCCTCAGGAGCGTCCGTGTCGTCAAAGAAAAGGTTCGGGTCCATCCGATTGCACGAGGCCATCGCTTCCCAACGAAGATCGTCAGGGTCAATCCCTAGTTCATCTAGAATTGACGACATTTACATCCCTGTCATCAAAGATCCATCTGCCCTGAGTGTCACACGAGACGCGCTTCTGTGTATGCCAGAAGCCATCAACCTGAACACCGGCCTTCTTCATCCACCCAGCATAATCCTTACGAGTGATGAGAACGTCCCAGCCCTCAAAGGCCATGTTGGGCTGCTTCTCAACGAATTGATCAATCTCATCATAGATTACGAAGTGAGACATCTTAATACTCCAATACAGTTAACTTGCGATTCGCCTTGGCCTCTTTGACCTTGGCCTTGTATGGGTAATAGGATAGCGGGTTAATAGCAACCACTGTGGTGATGTCCCTCAGAACAGAATCCTTGCGCCTCACAACAACGCGGTACAAGGTCGTGTATTCATTTGTGATATCTGCCAACTGGTATAGTTGATCGGTCAAACGCTTATTGTCATAGGCAGCGACGAACACCCTGCCCACTTCATCGCGTCGTTCGCCTTCGATAGCGACCATAAACGCGCGAGTGAGCAGGGTGAAGTCGTTAAACGACCGATCCGCTACAAAAAGAATGCTCATGTATCTATTCTACCTTCCCAATGAGCGAATTGTCAAGCGAAAATGCACTATCACGCCCAATTAGTGCATAACGTGACTCACAATCCTCACTTCCACAGAGCGACAGTATGATTAGCGTTCCATCACCAGTGTCAGCAAGAACCTCAAACTTCCATTTGTTGCGCTTGCAGATATCACACTTATCCACAGGGCACCTCCTAGTATTCGATATAGCGTGTGGTTCTAGGCATTACGCCTGGGCCACCACACATCCAGCACCAACTGTGAGCATCGTGCCCACACTCATCTGCTGACCTTCTGGCCCACCAGGGCCACTTCTGAGGACCAGCCTCGTGACCACAGACAGGACAGAAGCAGTCCTTTTGCAGCATTCTACCGTTCATACACGTTTCGCAAACCTGCTCGCGCTCTGCCTTGGGAACCTTCGGCCTACGGCTGTTAGCCTTAGGCTCTAGCGTACCGTCTGGAAGAAAAAGCCTGTTGTCCTTCTCCTGGTTGCAGGGAAAGTGCGCCAACTTGTAGTTATCAACGTGGTCAAGACCACCGCGAGAGCGGGGCAAAACGTGGTCAATTGTGTAATCTGAGTAGTCATCCTCGGAGTCCCTCTCGAAAGGTTCAGGACAGAGATAGCAAAAGTCGCCATCCCTTTCAACAAGGAACTGAACAACTTGGACTCTCGTAGTCAGCAGGCTAGTTTGATCTAACAACATGATCTAGCCTTTCTACTTGGGAGTTAGGGTAAACTCCTTGCCAATGGATTCGATAACTGCAAGTGCCTCTTCGGTTGTTTCAATGTCTGCGGCGAGGTTGATCAAAAGAATGGTGCCGCCATCCTCGTCAAGACTGAATGATGCGTCTAGCAGGGTAAACATTGATTCTCCTTATAGGTTATGGAGCGAGTACGGGGATTCGAACCCCGACTAAATGATTGGAAGTCACTTGTGCTGACCATTGAACACTACACTCGCGTGAGTCTCTATTGTAGCACGTTTGAGCGTGGCTGTCAAGCCGATGTAACGTTCCCACAGCGACAGCAGTGACCGCCCTGGCTCTTCCAAACCCACACATGACCACCACTAAACAAGCAGTCCATGGAGTCAATGTAGTCATTTCGCCAGCGGTACTGCGTCTCAACACCCTGGTGATCGCCCTCGTGGAACACAGGGAACGTACACCAAATGTCATTAGCGTTAAGCGAGGGGCAGCGTTGTGGCCTACTCATCAACACCACCGACAAGTTCAATCAGAGTATCGAGTTCGGGTTCGTCACCGAAAGCGTTGCATTCACCAACATACTGACGAATTGCGTTGAACTTGTCCTTGTATTCAGCAATCATGGCGTCAATCTCTGACTCTCTCAGGGTCCAAAGGTCGTCACTCATTGTCTTTTCCTCTCAGCCAAGCCCACACAGCAACAGCGGTGCCAGCAATTGCTAGCCAGATAGCGTGCCAGTGGATCAGAAGGTGTAAATTGTGTGTAACCCATTCAGGTAGCGTGACATTCGCATTCACAGGTTAAAATCCTATCTCCGATGTCCCTGCCATTCCAGCACTTCTTGTGGTTACCGTCCAGGCACCACCCAAGTTTATGAGTGGTGCCTGGACTTGGCCTTCGTGCCAACTTACTTCTTGCTGTTGAGGCGCGGCACATCAATCGGCAGCGGCTGGTCAGCGTAGATGTAATCGAGGTTGGTAGCAACGTACGCACCCTCGGTGGTGAAGAAGAATACGCCATCTTCGTTAGGACCGTACGAGCCGTCATCACCAGGAGCATTCACAACGGTCGGGCAGCGACCATCGCCACCACCAGGGCAACCATCGATCACGAGGCTGTCAGTGGTCATCTGCGAGCCGTTGGACGAAACCTTGCCCTTAACGGCGTAGTATCCAACAATGTTTCCGTAGTTCATCACATAAACATAGCCAAGTAGGTTCGGCTTGTTCGTGCGGAGCAGACGCTCCTTGATGTTGCGACGCTCCTGAGAGTCCTTCAACTGCGCGACAGGATACGGAACGGCGTCCGACTGCTGCTTAAAGGCAGTCTCAGTCTGCTTCTGGCCTTCGCCCTGAGCAGTGTTGGGCTTTACCTCGTCCATGCAAGCGGTCAGGGGAAGCATCAGGGCGAGAGCACCGATGGCGAGGCCGATCTTACGCTTGTTGTTTGAAAAGATATTCATGTTTATCCTAACGTTTGTGGACTACTTGCAGTCCGTGGCTGGGTCTTGGTCATCGATGACCTGGGGAAGATCAGTCGAGCGGAAATCCTCACGACTGTACTTGCGAGCATCAGCGTTGTAGGTTTCTACAGCACCGACACAGAACTGCTGGACGCCTGTGTAGTTGGTACGCAGGGTCGGATCAGTAGGATCGAGGTCAAGAGCCTCCTTAGCGATGGCAACCTTCTTGTCTGCTGCCTTGATGTCAGCGTAGGACTGCTCGAAAGCCTCCTGCGCTTGAATGCGGTTATTGGCCGTGTTCTTCTGCTTGATAGCATTTCCCTTGCCCGCTACGTTCGACGTAGCAACGCCGATGTACCAAATGACAGCGGGAAGAATGATGATCACGATAACGGCAACAACGATGGCAACGACGACGCCAGCACTACCAGCGTCTCTGCGATTCTTAAGCATATTGCTCCTAGTCATTGTAGTCTGAGTTGAATAGATCAGTTAGCGTTTGTGCTTCAACAGGGAACCAGTCCCAAACATCAACGCCAACGTTTACATCCGTACCACGCTTTTTCCACATGCTGTGAACGTGGCCGTGAATTGTGGGGCCAGTAGGTCGGTACTCAGCGAACCTATCTGGCTCGTACTCAAAGTCCTGACCAGTCTTGTCCCTAGCCTGCCTGCGGAAATCGCATTGAGCAGGGAAGTGACTGAGCCAAACCTTTTTCGTTCCAAGGAAGTGAGGCACCGGACCTTGCTGAATCTCTAGACCAGCATCCTGATAACGCTCAACAAACTTGGCGTACTTCTTGTTACCAATCCAACATTCGTCATGGTTGCCAGGGATGAAGGTCTTGATACCCTTCATCTTCTCGACCCAACTGAGAGCGTTGGTCACCGAGCCAAGGGACAGGTCGCCTACAATGTAGACGCTGTCATTCTCTTGAACTCTGTCGTTGTACCGAGCCACCAGTTCACGATCCATCTGCTCAACGCTGTTCCACGGGCGGTCAGGCTCGTGGCGCAGGATGTTCTTGTGACCGAAGTGCTGGTCTGCGGTGTACCAAGTCGTTGTCGTCATAGGAGTATCCTACCAGAGTCGGGGCTGTGTGTCAAGAGGTTCGTACTGCGTCTACCCAGGTCTGAGGAACCCTTGTGGCAGGCCAACCTGTGCCCCACCAGTCATGCTGCTCAGTATAAACCCAGGCGTACTTATCTGACGTTTGCTTGGCGAGGGTGATCGTGGGACCGAACTGTGTAACGTCCATCGTGACACCGCGATATCCAAGATCGAACACTCCATGACTTACAGACACGCCAGGAGATAGCGTGCGCTGCCAACTAGATGTAGACTGGAATTGAGACAGGGTGCGCTCTGTATAAAGTTCTCCACCATCAACAAGGTTCACTCCAACATCTAGGCCAGATACGAATGGACCGTGATCCTCATTGGCCCATGAGACATCATTGTAGTTGGCCGTTACATTGTTGATTGTCCTAGGATCACTAATCCATGGACCAAAGGTGGAGAGCACCGTTACACCGGGCCAGCCTGCTGCAAACCCAGCGCCCACCTGTGAGCCTCTATCAAATGCTGCGGCCTGACAGATGGCTACCGTGGAATTGCAACCGTTAGGAACGTCCCACGAGCCTCCAAAGTAACGCTCTCCGTCATAGAAGATGCCCTCAAAGCCAGCATCCTTAGCGGCTGCGGCCAGATTCTTAGCATTCTGTGCTGGAATCGTCCAGTCACCTAAAACGCCAGGGTCGTTTCCAGCATAAACCATTACGAAGTTATGCTTTACCTTCTGGAACGGCGCGCCCTTCATTGGTGCAAGTGCGGTAGCGTACTGTGCTTGACTAACCGGAGTGTTCGTCAGAACAGTCGAAGATAGATTCGGCATTGTTACAACAACACCATCAAACGGCATTTGATCCATGCTCGCAACGTGGGAGCCCGCAAATGCCACAGATGGAATATCCCACCCGTGCTTGATTAGCAACTTCCCACTAGACGTAGCGGTAGGAGTTGGCGTGGAGGTTGTAGTTGGCGTAGGAGTTGGCGTCGTGGTAGGTGTCGGAGTTGCTGTTGCAGTAGGCGTTGGCTTAGGCTTTGGGCCGCGGCCCCTACCTGCCTCTGCCGGTGAGGACAGCAAGAAGAATCCAACTACAAGAATAGCAGAGGCGAGAACTGCGATTACCTTTCTCATTCCTCTACATCCTCAACCATGATCGTGAATCCATAGCCGTAGTAGAATGGGTTTCCACATGACCAGCCAACAGTCAGTTTAAGGATGTCTCCCATATCTGCGTAGATGTGCCACGTTGAGTAACCGTCTGTCGTACCGACGCCTGTGATCAAGTGACCGACCATTTCAGGGTTCAAGAGGAACGCCTGAACTTCGGTGAACGCACAGCAGTCAGCCTCACCAATCAACTTGACGCGCTTGCCGTTGTCAAGGGTAATGATCGTAGCCTGATCCGTGCCGTAATACTGTCTCTGTGCCTCGCCTCTTTCAACACTGACGATCTTATGACCGACCAGTACGCTCTCTAGGCTGTCACGGCTTTCAACCATGGTGCCGTCATCTTCCCATTCGTCAAGAATTTCAGGTTCGTAGATCGTCATTAGTTTCTCCTAAGTTTGTAGGTGGTACCCCTTGTCGGATTCGAACCGACACCGTAACGGGCTTAAACCGTCTGCCTCTACCGTTGGGCTAAAGGGGCTTGTGCATAGGGGGCCTGGGTCCATCGACCAGCAGAGTGCGACTCTACCTGTAGGCCTATCCTCGGCTACCCTTTGTCATCTGTTGCCGCAACCCACGAAGTTTGCTTTAACATCTGAGTCATCTGGAATTATTGTTACGGCCATCCAGCCTATGCGTACCCCGCCAAGGTATCGATCCCTGTTCCATCGGTTAAAAGCCGATTGCATCAACCTTAAATGCTTGCGAGGCTTACTGATAACGTCCATTTCTAGGCCCTCGTGCGCGGCTGTCGTTATCTGCACCAGTGCCCCTGGCTGGAATCGAACCAGCGTATAACACTTTAGAAGAGTGCCGCGTCATCCACTACGCTACAGGGGCGTATAACTATACTACCACAGTCGCTTGGTGGTGTCAAGCAACCTTGGCTGCGGCTTTAACCCTGGTGACGTAGTTGGCTGCCTGAGTCGTTGGGTAAACGCCTGAGACTACGAACTTCCTGGCATTTACAGGAGAGTTGTGAGACAGGATCGCGGCGTCCCAAGCCCTATCTGAGTCAGTCGTCATCGTACGGTACTCATTGTATCGAGTACGAAGGCGCTTGGCAGACAGAGGGATAACAAATAGCGGATCAGTCATTTGATCAACGCTAAGAGACTGGTTGTAGTAGGTGTTGAACTGGCAGATGCCAATGTCCTTGGGAGTGTAATAGCCAACAGCACCCATATCCCAGTTTGCCTCGGCACCGATCTGACCCCATAGGAATCGACCAGGAATACCGTTAACCTTCTCGTGCTCTGCGATGAATGCACGCAATAGGGCCTTCGATGTAGTTGGGCCAACAACTCCGTCAGCGGGTGCTGCATAAACAGCCTGGAACGCACGAACGTTCTTGTCTGTAAGAGGACCGAATACACCAGGGTTAGTCGAATACTCAAACGTATACCCGGCCTTATTCAGCATCTTCTGAATAGCAAAGACAGCGCGGTTAACCGCCCACTTGTCCTGCGTTTCGCATGACGCCAAGCCTGCGGAACTTCCGGCAACGTACATGCTCTTGCCGAGCAGGTTACCTCTCTTTGTCCAGGCTCCACGACCAGTGGGCCCAGGTGTTGGCATTACGCTCATTCTAATTCCTCCAAAGTATGTTGGGCCGTTTATACTCATGCCCAGGAGATATTGCTTCCCTGATATAACCAGTATATCAGAGGTTGAGGTAGGATGCCCACAGAATCTTGTTCGCTGCTTCGCGCTCTGCCTGTGCCTTGCGGCGGGCTTCCTTCCTCTTTTCGCCCCTTGCCCAGCACCTTGCTCGACGTGCCTTGCGGTTCGGGTTGCTCATGCGGGTTGAAGCGGGATTTCCCTTCAACCCATTAGGACTGCTTGCCATGTATAGTCACCTCCTCAGGTTACCTATAACATGGCAGTCCTCCAATTGAATTCATCGCTTTCCTTCCGTCTTGCCTGTGTAAAGCCTGCCTCGATTTCGCAGATGGTCGCGCTTACGCAACCTTACGAAATACGTGCCGACTAGGTTGTTGTGCCTTTCGGCCCAGACCCAACCATACACCAACGACCTGTCCCCATTTGGGGCAGAATTTGGTCCTGGCATGTAAATCACCTCCTAACAGTATCGTTAGAAAGTTAAGTCATGGTTTGATCCTTTCTCCACGCGCGATTCTCGCGCTGGCGGTCGATTTTCTTAGTGATACGCTTGTGACGCTTGCCTCCACAGATAGGGCAGCCATACGTCCAAGACTTCGGAACCTTTATCATAAGTGCGGTAGACGAGAATCGAACTCGCTTGACAACGTTGGCAACGTCGCATAATATCCAGTATATGACTACCACTGAGAGCCAAGGGAGAGAATCGAACTCTCTTTGAATGCGTACCATGCACTCGTAATACCATTATACTACCCTGGCGGGGTGACTAGTGGGAATCGAACCCACACTGATTGGGACACAACCAATCGTGATACCATTTCACTATAGTCACAGTGACCCGTGGGGGTATCGATCCCCCGCCTTTTGGTTGAGAACCAAAGGGACTACCTTTATCCTAACGGGCCTTACGATTTCACTGAACGAGGAGTGTCGCAGTCCTGGCCTAGTTCACAAATCTCTGCTGGCGCGTAGTTCCAACAGCGAGTGCCGATGTAGGGAATCGAACCCCAGCCACTTGATTACGAAACAAGCGTACTACCACTATACTACAAAGGCGGGTGTGGGCTTAGAATTCACATCGCGCGATGCTTCATCCGTTGTTCCCCTAATATCCCACCAGGGACCGGAATCGAACCATACTAGGGAATGACCCAACGAGCCTCGTGACGTAATCGAAACGTCGCCAATGCTTTACAAGAGCATCGCACTACCACTATGCTAACGAGGCAAGATAACCTAGCCGTGAGTCCAGAGGACTAGGTGTTTATGTAACAACTATACCACAAGAGAAACCTTGTGTCAAGCAGATCTGGCCTTTCGTGCTGCCATGATCTTAGCAAACGCATCGCTGTTGTCAGGGATGCTCAACTGAATCTTGCGAGAAATCGGTGCTGGTGCGAAGATATGTTCCCTGCCTCGCAGACCATATGTTGTAGACATTAGGGGCTCATCAATAACAGGAGAGTTGAACTCAACAATGTCTAGGATGATGTAGGCGGCGAGGTCCGTCGTTGTAACAGAGTTGTATCGGCAGATCATGGACTGGAATGCTTCCTTTAGCACACCGTCCCCACGAACCTCCCAGGGCATCCTAGCATCCCTGTCTGTGTGATTGTTAAAGTGATTGCCTAGAAACGAAATAGTCTCTAGTTCATCTTCATTGTGCTCTATGTAGTTAAGCGTACACCCACCGTTGTTCTTGATGTTGCGGAACGTTCTAGAGCCCACCTGTGTAGACAGAACCACCTGCGGCGTTCCATCAACACGATAAGGAAGGGCCAATTGATACGGCCTCACGTTCCAGGTGCCGTCTGTGTTCTTTGAAGAAATGATCGCGTAAGAGGAAGCAAAGAAGATATCCCTCTGCAACCAGTTCTTATGAGGAGAACTCATTGAATCTCTTTCTACTAAAGTGGGAAGCCATGGAATCGAACCATGTTTCGTAGGACTTCACTCTACTGTAATACCAATATACGAGCAACCCTTAGGTAAATCAAGTCGAGATACAAGGATTTGAACCTTGATCGGGTGCGTATCAGACACCTGTTCTAACCAGATTGAACTATATCTCGTGGCCCCTAAGTACAGTCAACACTTCCTAGAGGGAACTGGCTTGGCGAATGCGACAACCGCCGCTCTGTTGAACCAGCCTCCATACTATCTCACTCCCGCCAAGAAGTGATACCCTTTGGAGTAATTAGGGATCCAATCCCCAACTTGTACCGGGTGAGGGAATCGAACCCCCGCTAAGTGGATGTAAGCCACACGCCCTACCATTAGACTAACCCGGCCTATGATCTTTTCCGCACGCGCGATTGGAGGGTGATCAAACCCAGTCCCGTTTTGTAAGGCGCGAACTAAATCCGCCGTTGGAATCAGGACCAACACGTACCCCTAGATCGTACCGACCGATCTTCCCTTGGTTAAGAGCCAAGTGCATCACCTTAATGCTTTAGGGGCCTAACTCTGCGTACTCTCGGTCGGATTCGAACCGACAAGCCTCTCGGCGTTGCGTTCTAAGCGCAGTGCGTTTACCAGTTTCACCACGAGAGCGTGGACCCGAGGGGAATCGAACCCCTTACAGTTTCCTTGCAAAAGAAACCCGCTACCTTAGCAGTCAAGCCCTAGTACGCCCGAGGAACGCAATCGCCTCCCTCGGGGTACTTACTACTATACACTATTCGGTTCTGTGTGTCAAGCAGTTTCCTTGGTTTCCCAGAATCCTTCTACTCGACCATCTGCGTAGTGAACGAAAATCTCTGCGCCATCCATCCACTTCCACTTGTTGCCTACGCCGAACGTAGCAACGGGCTCGTCGTAAATCTTAGGCTCTTCGTCACCCTTGTCAGCGCCCCAGTACGAATCTGCTGCGCTCCAACGATCACCGCAACACGAGCAGTCGCCATCACCATCGAAGTACAGACCGATCATTTCTGCTCGCTCGTCTGCTTCCTTGGCGGTGTCTGCCTCAACTACAACGTAGTGTGAGATTCCACGGCCAGGGTTGAAATCGAACGATCCACCACTGTTGTTCTGATTGTAAGTGTAAAACATAATGACCCCTCCTTGGAATCTGTAGGTTACCTCTTTTAGGTAAGTAGATTAGTCTATCAGATCCAAGTGCTGGTGTCAAGCGGTTTCGCTACTTCCTCGTTACCGCTGTAACCTCAATGTCCTTGGTCGCACCAAAGACGCCATCAAGGATATAGGTCACACGCTCCCACTCTAGCCCACCGATGCCACAGCCAATTCTTGGGAGGCCAATGGAGCGAACGTTATTTCTCAAAGCATGATCCCACATATTGTGAGCAGCAAGGGCGACTAGAACGTAGTTAGCGTTGCGGCCCTGCTTGACCTGGGTGGCACAGTTATAAATCCACCTAGGCTTTGCGTTCTCCGCGAACTCCCAGGCCATAACATCACCAGGAAGCATTTCGTTTCTGAGACAGGTCTGACGATAAACCTGATACATCGCCTCAGACTTCTTGCGAAAGAACGGAGCAATACCAGAACCCATAACACCTTCAAGGTTTACACCGTGGCCGATTGCATCGAATCCCCACTTGGGATCGAATAGGTCGCCCTCAACTTCTCTATACATGGGTCCTCCTGAGTAGGTCAGGGCACAAGCGTACCACTTTCGGTACGCTTTGTCAAGCGATCAGAGGTAACGCTTCGCGTAGACGCGCTTCTGAACGTCAAGCCACATGCCAGGGCCAACAGCACCGCCAACGGACTTGTACTTGCGCGACTTCTGGAAGGCGACGATGGCAGCGTGTGTGCGATCACCAACGAACCCATCTACGGTTCCCTTGTAGAAACCAAGATACTTCAACCAAGTCTGTAGCCTAGCAACATTCTTCTTGTCGGTAGCATTCAGGTGTCCGTTGTGAATCCTTGGCCTGACACTCGCTGCAAACTTCAACTTCTTGCCGAAGTAATTGATCGGCACCTTCTTTAGAGGGTAAGCGAGGGCAACAAACTTGGGAGCCACAGGGTACTTGTCACGGAGTTTGACATATCCAGTGATCTCATAGTTGCGTCTGAAAGTCTTAGCGACTGTACCGCCCGCCCATGGCTCGCTGCCACCAGTGTTTCCACCATAGCACCATACACCGCTCGTGGTTCCGCTAGTAGCAGCCAGTTCAACGTGCTTGCTACCAAACAGGATAATGGCATCGCCAGGACGAATTCCCGTACCGCCACCGCGACGGTAGCGAAGGCGAGCCTTGCCCCAGCCAACAATGTAGTACACAGAGACGAATCTCCATGGGAGTTTCAATCCACCGTGATAAGCACAGTCAATAAGGAAGGCTCCGCACCAGGGCTGGCCTGAAAGATTCACGCCCCAATGCTGGGAAACGTGCGTCCAGAACCAACCACGGTTGGATCTAGGAGGATACTCGTTGTCACCGACACGAGACTTGGCATACGCAAGGGTCTTTTGGATTGTCATACCCTAATTATACCATATGTCCCTATCAACTGGTAGCCCTGGCGGGATTCGAACCCGCATGCCGTGAAGCAATGGTTTTTGAAACCACCGTGTATGCCATTCCACCACAAGGCCGTGGTGCCCCTACCAGGAATCGAACCTGGAATTATTCCTTAGGAGGGAATCGTGAGATCCTTTTCACTATAGAGGCGTACGACCAATTATAGCACGAACTGGTCGATAGTGCAATCTGATGGATTCTTGTCAACCCGAACGCAGACGAACTGAGGGTGGCGAGGAGTGCCGTGCTTACCCGAACCAACCAGTTCATTCGCCTTGATTTCAATGACCTTTGTGAGAGGCTTGTCCTTCCAGAAAGCCTCACGCTGCTCGTCAGACAGTCCACCACCGACGCGGCCAATCTCAACCAACTCATCATTCTCAAACACGCTGTAGATCAGCCCACCAAGGCGACCCTCGTGCTTGCCTTCGCCTTCGTAAGTGCCAGTCACTACAACATCGTAAGTAGAAACTGCCTTAAACTTGTACCAAGTGTCACGAGGACGACCGCCCTGCTCGTACAAACCCTCGATGTTCTTCAAGATAGATCCCTCAATACCCGCATCCATGAGCGCCTGATGGGTTTCAGAGAAGTTAATGTAGAAAGCAGGATTAACGTGAACGTGCTTGGGGACGCGCAGGGCGATATCCATAGCAGTCCTACGACTGATCTGCTGCGTGCCGTGTAGAGGGATGTCAAATACAATGAACTCAATGCTCTGGCCGTATTCTTCCTGGCGCAGACGAGCCTTCTGCATCCCGCTACCCATGATCCTCATGGTCTTGTTGAAGTCTACGATGGGCACCTGAGTTCCCTGCACATCTTCCCAGCGATCAATGAAGGCAAGTTCGCCATCAAGCACCGTGCCGATGGGCAGGGTCATCAGCGAGGCCTCTAGTTCGGGGCACTTGCCCACCTGAGTCTTGCCGGTGCGACTGTAGATTTCAAGTCCATCCTTGGTGCGCTCAACGATACAGCGCATTCCATCATGCTTTGGCTCTAGGTAGTAGCCACCCCACTCGGAGTCAACGATGACATCGGACGAGTACGGGCGGGCCAGCATGGGCTTGATGGTCATAGCGGGTTCCTAACGTAGAAGGGTGAGCCTTTTCAGTCATGCTCAGGACTGGGCGATGGGTCTAGTATAGCACCCAAGCCTCTAGTTGTCAAGCAGTCTACAGGTCCGAAGATTGCCGTAGTTGCCATCCATGTGCAGCCCGATCACCTTCACGAAAGGATCGTACTCAGGGTACGAGTATTCCTTCTGATAGTGGTAGTGACCGTGATACCAAACGCTCGGGCGTGTAGCGTCAGCAACCCTGCTGACAGACTGCCTCTGCGCCTGACTCTCATAGTCAGTTTTCCACAGGTCCATCGGGATGTTCGTGGGAGCATCGTGAGTGAACAGGAAGTCGATCTTGCCCCGACTGATAGCCAAAGCCTCTTCCTCTGGCGTGATCGTTTCCTCAGCCCAGTAAGACTCACCGAACTTCCTCCACTCACGGTCGATGCTGAAAGCACCACCAAGCGTCATCAGACGCTTGCCGTACCACTCCCAAACATTGGCACGAGGACTGTACCAAATGTTTTCCCTGATCTTCCAGAAGCCCTCCTCGGACCTCTCAGCGTCAGCGTACTTCTCCCGAAGCATGGTGTGATTCTCGTGGTTGCCGTCAAGCCAAACAACCTGGACCCCGCGAAGAACGGCGTTGTCGCTCAACCTGTCAAGGTAGAACTTGCCGTCTGCGGTGTGCTCCCAATAACCAAAGTCACCGACCTGTAGGATCAAGTCAATGTCATTAGCCTTCGCCTCACGCAAGCAGGAACTAGCCCACGAGAAGTTCCCGTGCCAGTCACCCGCGACATAGAAATCTGGCGTGAGTGGTGCGACGCTAACCATGACTAAATCCTTTCGTATCCTGTCGTAACAACCGGCTTGGCTGTTACCTCGTAGAAATCACCCTCCCAAGAACTGCCAGTCCAAGACTGATAGTACCCGTCCTTGCGATACAAACGCCCCTCAATTTCAAGGATGATGTAGAGGGTGGAACCCTGATCCATGCCGCCGAACGAGTCAACCAGTTTGGCAGAGATCATTTCACCATCTACAGGGAAGGTAATAACCTCGCCCTTTCGGTACCAACTGTACCATCCATCTTCCAGACCAGGAACCCCACCCTCGTCCTCGGCCTCTTCGACTACCTCAGCGATACGTTCCAGCGAGGCAATCATGGGCGCTCATAGCGAATCTCAGTGACGGGCGTACCAACAACCTCGTAGGGCTTGCCGTTCAACTCGACACCCTCCCACGAACTGTAGTAGCCGTCCCAGCGGAAGATCTTTCCGCCAACCGTGAACACGCGAGAAACCTGCTCCCCGTCACCGTCGCGGTCGCCCCAACGAGAGAGCAACTTAACAGTACCCAAACCGAAAACGGTAAGCGGATCGGAGCCAACCGTCATGTTGGCGAGTTCGCTCCGAGTCTCTCCCTCAATGGCACGCATAACCAGAGTGCCATCGATCTCAGGAGCCACAGAGGGCTCGTAAACGATCTGCTCGACAGTCTTGGCAGCAACCTCGTTGAGAGTGCTGTCCCAGGTCTGACCGCTCCATGAGTCAGAGTAGCCAGCCTTACGGAACAGGCGACCGTCAATCTGGAAAACAACCCAGGCGCTAGTCGTCTCTTCGTCAGCCCAGGAGTTATAGTCCGTCTCCTTGAACGAGTCGTGAACCGCCGCATTCAGATCAAACTTAGGAAGAAAGAACGTCTGCCCCTTCTCAAAGTCAAGGGTGTCCCATGCACCAGCGCCAGTAAGCGCCTCATCAAACTGCTTTGCTGTAATCATCTGCTCTCCTTAGAGTCTGACAAGGCGATCTGCCTTGGCGTGGTGTCTTGCTACATAGTCTACATCAGGTGCCCACAGTTCGTCAAGGTGTTCTGCACAGAAAAGTGCAAACCATCCCTTCGTGAGAGAGGTCAGCGTTCTACGCAGGGTAGCGAAGTACGCCAGTCTCGGTGACTCTGTGTAATCAGAGGGAATCAGGATACGTTCCAGAGCGGTTGCGTAAACCTCCTCCATGACCATGTGGATCTGCTCATCAAAGGGAAGGGCGTTCCACTTGTCTCTGTCCACAGCCACCCGGCCAGGAATAACAATCTTCTCGTAGAGAGGACGATCACCGTAAGCAACGGATTCGTGAACAGAATCGTGGTCGTACACACGCTCAATGATGTCATCAAAGAACGAGGCTTTATCACCCTTTAGGCTGGCAGACTTAGCACCGTAGTGGTCAACCCAAATCGGGTAGAGAATATCGTACAGTTCAGGAACCAACTTGGCACCAGCGCGCTGCATGAAACGAATGTCGTTTGCGTGCTTGTTCCACTTGTTGACCCAGAAGATATGCGAAACCTTGATCGTGTAGAGTTCATTCAGCGAAGGCTGAACCGGATCAAGGCCATGACGCCAGTGAGTGTATTCAAGGATACGATCATCCCAGAAAGTCTCTGCTCCGTCAATGGGATGCGGTGAGAAGTAGTCCCAATCCTTCGGCTCACGGAAGGAGGGAAGAACATTTTTGATGGCCCTAGAGCCTACGAGAACCTCCATGAGATTACTCCTTGTCGCTGATAGTTACCTGACCGGACACGAGTACCGCTGCTACGACCTCTAGCGCGATTTGCACCTGATACATAGCATCTTCTGGGTGCATGGGTTGGTTTGGATACTTGTCAAAGCCAGACTCTAGAGTGGCTGTGACGATCTTTGAAAGGGCGGTTGGAGTAATCTGGATCATTTCTGCTCCAATGATAGAAGTGGCTTTCCCTGCTGGATTCGAACCAACATTCTAGGATTCAAAGTCCTCTGTCCTGCCATTAGACGAAGGGAAATCAAATGGTGGCGTGCTACCTTTACACCAACCCAGGGCTTGGCCCTGGGTAAGGAATCGAACCTTACTACCACCTGGCTCTCACGCTAGGATTCGAACCTAGACTGTATTCCTTAACAGGGAACTGCACTGCCAGTTATGCTACGCGAGATTAACTTCGGGTTTGTTTAAATGGAGAGCCCGTGTCCACAGTCGGGATGCTCGGATTCGAACCGAGAGTCTCATCGCCCCAAACGACGCGGATTGCCAAATTTTCCCACACCCCGTGGTGTTGTTCTACTAGTCTAGCACACTTCATGCTGTCTGTCAAGACAAACGGTGGAGATTGGTGTCGGGCGGGTGTTCTTAGTACCGCCGGATCTTCCAACCCCCACCGCTGCCTTACTGACAGTCTAGCACACTATCCTGCTACACGCAAGCCAATCCTTCTACAGAACGTAGGACCAACCTTCTTGTTTGTGTTAGCAGCCCACTTGGGATTCTTAGTCTCCCTAGCGATGAGAGTGTTAGCGATGTCCACCAACTTCTCAGTCTGCGAACCGTAAAGACCTGTCGCACCCGCTGGGTTATATCTGTCAGGGTTGTATCCCCTGGCCTTGATAAACTTCCTGAGAGCGATCTGCAAAGCCTTTACATCAGAATTCTTCTTACCTGCCTGCAAGTTAATCAACTTCACACCGCCACGAATGGCTGGCTTGACTGGCAAACGAACCTTCTTAGAACGAAGATACGCCCCCCATGTAGTCGGCTTAACCTTTAGGTACCTCTGTGGGTCTAGGCGATTGCTCGCTAGACCATTTCTTCCACGCGCTAGAGAACGGACTTGGCCTGCGGCCACTCTTGGTAGCCCAGGTGTTCCATTCCTAATAGCGTGAATGTGAGGAGCGAAGCCATCGCCTCTACCACGAGCCCAGGCCGAAAACCCGATCTGACGTAGAATCTTAACGAGACGATCCTGCTTTGTCCTTCCCCAGCCACGAACGGAAATATCAATCGCTCCTGGCCCTGAGTGAGTTCCAGCACTCTTTGCTCCGAGTGAATAGGAGCCTTGCGTAGGACGAATCCTTGACCCAAAAAGCCTTTCGGCTTCTTGCAACGCTTGCGCCGTAGGCTTATCAAAACGAAACCCACGCCACCTGACGCGCGGAAGGGCCATCAGTTAGCGCCCTCAACCGCACTCTCGTCAACAATCTCTTCCAGTTCCTCAGCCTCTAGTTCAAGGTCGAAGTCACCGTCGCCCTCTTCTGGAAGTTCATCCACTGTACCAAGGCCACCGGGAATGGCAGCCTGAATTGCAGCAGTTGCGCCCTGAGGCTTGTAAACACCCAGGTAGGTTAGCACAGAAGTGCCAAAGATTGTAACGAATGAAGTAACCACGGCCTGAACATCAAACGTGTCTGAGCCCAGGAGCGGGATCAACACGGCAGAAGCGGCAGAAAGTGCCAACAGAACAGTGTTCTTGAACTTGCTAGAAGCGAGTTCCTTCGTGACCAAGGCCACGAGTGCCGGTAGGACTACACCTACGACAATGGCGAGCGTGGTCGCCGTATCTAGATTATCAAACATGAATTGTTTGTCTCCCTTTTCTTATATTTGTGTTTTACCACAAGCGGTGGGTCAAGGGTTCGAACCTTGGAGGCTGTTACACCTTACGATTTAGCAAACCGCTGCATTACCACTCTGCCAACCCACCTAGCGAGCCCTCGGAGAGAATCGAACTCCCGTATAGTTGGTTCGTAGCCAACCGCGTTATCCCCTACGCTACGAGGGCAAAGCACCTGGACAAGGATTCGAACCTCAATTAATGGATTCAGAGTCCATTGACTTGCCGATTAGTCGATCCAGGTATAGATGGAGGAAGGTGGAGGTATCGCGCCCCGAAAGTGTTCTACACCGTTCCCTTGGTTTTCAAGACCAATTTGTGCCTTGCACGGCACCTTCCCTATCCATCGTTATCCATTTTAGCACATAATCAACTTACTGTCAAGCAATCGCAGTGAGGACTCGCGCCCTAATCTCATCGAAGCCCTGGTAGTTGATGAACGTGCCATCCTTCCAGACCGTCGCCAGGAGCGACTGTGCTTCCTGCTCAGGCGTTGCATTGTCAATCAGAGCCAGTCGGCCACGCTCATTTACTTCGACAGCGAGGCGACCAACAGCCGACTTCTTGAATCCACTATCTGTAACTGGATCCTTGAAGATTGCAGTCTGAACACCGTCAATAACAATGCTCGTAGCCTTCATAGCGAATCCGTAGGTGTCACGAGTCGTGTACTGGTAGAGGTACGAACCCATACCGAATACCACCGCGCCCGATGCAAAGCCCTTTGCTTCCAGACCAGCGAGGATCTGAGTCGCACGAGCCTCGGTGATCGAGTCACCGTAGATAACACCAAGGTGGCTGTCAAGCAACTTGTAGCCAGTCTCAGTAATCGTTCCACCGAACTCATCCCACAGAACCTCAATGGTTCCCTTGTATTCAGGGCTACCAATGGGAGCGTCAGGATCACCAACGAGAACCTTTACGGGATCGCCACTGTCAGGACGGACAACCAACTTGCCATCGCGCTGCATGATCTTCTCGTGCAACTTCGGCAGAGTCTCAGTGAGAACCTTCCAGTAGTCCCATGTGTCCGACACAATGCTGACAATACCAGCAGGGTAAAGATCGAGCAGACGGATGTAGGTGTCAATCTCGCTTTCCTTACCGCCCGCACACATAACGCTGTGCTCAGTAGCAGGAACGCTAGCGCCGATCAGGAACTCAGGATCGGTAGGCTGGTAATACTTCTCGATAGTCTCAATGGCAGGAATCGTGTCCGTACCAATGAACGAGGTAAGGTGACCAATTCCGCTGAGGCATGCGGCCTCAACACCGGCCATACCACGCATCGAGAAGTCGTGACC